TCAGAACATGACCACCTGACCGCCACTTTGTGGATGAGGCATCACTGGGTTAATCTCGCCGGGCTTCGATATTGAACGCATAAAACTTTCCATCGTCACAAAGGTATGGCCGCAATTCACATTGATGCACTGGTGATAGCGCTCTTTGGTTTCGGTGGTGATCTGGCTGCTACTGCGGGTATGGGCTGCGCTATGGCATAAAGGGCAATTGAACATGATCCGGACTCCGGTATCATCCCGACTATGGTCGGTGTTAATGATAATTATGCGTGATTATTGATTAAAAATCATCATTCCATATCCAAATCATCTATTTTCACCTCCAATTCCAGCGCGGTAGTAAAACCACTGTCACTCACTGAATGGGTCACAGTCACCAATGTCCAATCAGCTTCATCAATCTGCTTTTTGAATCCGGTCACTTTAACTGGTACTTCGGGATAGAGATCTGCGCGCCCCTTCGCAAGCTGAATAGAGAATTTTGCCGCGCCACGTTGCAGCCGTTCCCAATTCGATTTAGCCGCCCGCTGTGCGTTGTTCTTGCTGGCGTAAGTGGTGCGCAAGGTCAGTACATTTTCATCCGTACCTATCAGATATTCGCCCTGTTTCTCTTCTGGCTTCTTGGGCTTGGCGCTGCTTTTCGTCTTGCGTTTACGCTTTACTTTTACCGCTGGTTTTTCGGTGGTGCGGGTGTTAAGCCAGTTCGCCACCACGCCGGTATATGCTCCCCGGTCAGCCATACTAAATTGATGGCCGTCACCCAAACTGCGAATAATAGTCATGACCGGAATAGGTTTGCCGCTGGCGTTTTTCGCCTGGCCCTGACGGATAAATAACAGATTGCCATTTTTTACCGCGGCAATCGCGCCATATTGTTTCGCCAATCGGGTAATAAAATTACCGTCTGATTCGTTGGTTTGGTCTATATGGTCAACCGCTAAATCAGCCATGACTTTATTTAAAGTTGGCGTGAGTTTATTGCGCTCGGCGACGGTTTTAATTATCCCGCCAATAGTGGTTTTATGATAAGACTGATCACGGCGAATATTGAGCGTTTCACGAAAATCCGCACTGCGGGCGCGAATAGTTAGCTTATCCGGTGCGCCACTGTGCTCTATTTCATCCACGGTAAAGATGCCTTTATCAATCAACGCCGCCCCTTGCCAGCCTAACGCAACGGCTATTTTTGCTCCGCGCCGTGGCAGCACTAATTTACCGTCTGAATCATCCAGTTCAATATCAAGCTGATCCGCTTCAAAGCCCCGATTATCGGTCAAAGTTAACGACATCAACCGCTTTTTAATGCCGCCGCTTTTATCAATGCCATCCACGGTAATAGAATAATCCGGTGCGTTATGGCCGTTATTTGACAGGATATCTATCATCGTCATGATAATAATCCGCTGGCGGTGTTCGATATTTGAGTAGCGATATCGTCAAATTGCTGGGATAAATCACCAAACATCTCTTTTAATGATTCATCGGTACGTTTTAACGTCAGCGTGAATTCAATCTTGCGGGCCGAGCCATCACGGAAAAAAAAACTTTTGCCACGGCTCAGATTCTCAATCACAAACATGCCGTGGATTGCCCCGTTCCCCTCAATCAATGACCAAGCCTTGCCAGTATCAGCCATCAACTGCAAGGCCATTAGCGAGGCTTTGCCGCCGGTCAACTCTGGGTATAACACGCCGGATAAGGTAATGGATTCTTCATCTGGCCCTAAAAATTGACTGATGGGCCGCAAGCCAATGCGCGCATTGGACGGGTGACGCCATGCCATTTGATGCTGAAAATCTTGGTAAGGGACGGTTTGCAACATAAATACAAACATCCCAAATGCCATCATCATGTTATTACTCCTTAGTCGTCATGGTCTTGATAGCTACGGTTTGATTTACTCTGTTCCCTGCTGTTGTAGGCCGCCAGTTGGCGGGCCACCTCGCGGGCAATATCCTGTGCATCATGTTGTGGTAACGGATAAATATTGATAATGGGCGCGGCATGGCTGGTTTGATTTTGCTGTGGGTTGCTGGTCTGGCCGCTGCGATATTGTGACGCAGGCAAACTGTAGGGGTGCAGCGGTGCGGCGGCAGCCTGATAGCCACTGAATAACATGGAAGCGGCAACCGCCATTGCCGCCGTATTGCGGCGTCCTGTGACTTGCGCCGGGCCGTTAATAATTTCAGGGCCATGCTCACCGACTACACCGAATTTACCTAACGGGATAGTGCCGCCGTTATCATACTCACCGGTATATTTAGCCGCGATATCAGCGGCACTGTTACCCTTGGGGACAGGCTTCCATGTAATACCGTAATTACCTGCTGCGGCAGCTACCGCCGGATTGCTCTGTGCCAGTTCGCGGGTTTTCTCGGAGCGCTGTTTCACTTCGTCCAGTTTTTCCAGTACCCACTTGATGGATGAAATCAGCGCGTTAAGTGGCGTCATTGCCAGGCTAATACCATCAGCCAGGAACTTACCGAAAGATTTACCCGCATCGGCAGCGCTGTTTAAATCGGCGGTGGTTGATTGCACCGGCTCCAGTAATTTTTTAAACCAGTTCCACACGTTTTTAACCGCATCACCAATCCAGTCAAACACCGGCCCTAGCGGCTTAAGTGCCTCTCTAATCGGTGCGGCGGCTTGCATAAAGCCATCCACCACGCCGCCGAGAAATGACTTAATCGGATTCCAATACTTGTAAATCAACAGGCCAGCGCCCGCGATAGCCGCACCAATCAGGCCGATAGGACTAATTAAGATCCCGAACATGCCCCCTAAGCCGCCAAGAGCAAAACGCAGGAATTTAAGCGGGGATTTAGCCAGCCAGCTAATACCATTACCCAACATTTTAAAACCGCTGATACCGGATTTAACCGGCGAACGCACCACATTAACCAGACCATTCCCCAGCCCTTTAAGGGTGGCAATCGCCGACTGACCGCCATTTTTAGACAGTGTGAGCAGTGAGCGGCTAAAGTTGCCGATCTGCTGGGTAGTGATGGGGGTAGTGCTCGCCAGTCTGGACATACCAAACGACAGTTGCGGCAACAGCCGAATACCTAATACCGAGGTGGTAAAACGTAGCAGAGCAAACGGCCCCAAGATACCGACAACAGCGATAGCCAATGCACCGAATGCGGCGGTAGCAATAGCGACAGCGGTACCCACCTGCACAATGCCCAGGCTGATTTTGGGATGAGCTTTGAGGAACTCGGCCACACCATGCATAAACTCGGTAATGCTTTTGGCTGTTGACCTAAGCCATGCGTCATTCTTCTCAAACAGTTCAACGCTGACGTTTTCCAAAGCGGCATGAATAATGGTCATATCGCCTTTCAGGTTGTCCAGCTTGGTAGCCGCTACGCGAGCCGCCTCGCCATCATACTCACCGGGCTGACCGCGCATCTTATCTAGCGAGCCATTACCGGCGGCGTGCATTAGCACACCAAAACCGGTTACAGCATATTGTCCGGCGATGCTCTTAAAGATAGCCCCGCGCTCAACGTTACCCATTTTTGCGGTTTTCTCATTGATATCTTTGAGGATATCAACCAGATCGCGCATATTGCCGTTTTTATCGGCCGTCTTAACCCCTAAATCTTTAACGGTACTGGAGCCACCAATACGGCTTAAAATGCTGCGCATAGTGGTACCGGCCTGACTGCCCTGAATACCGGCACTGCCCAGCATGGCGGTGGACGCTGCGACGGTTTCCAAGCTCTGACCGTATTCGCGCCCAACGCCGCCAGAATACTTCATGGATTCGCCCAGCATCGGGATATCCACGTTATTCCGGGTAAACAGGGCGGTGAGCACATCGGCCACCCGATCCATTTTCTCCGCCGGTATACCCATCGCGGTTTGAATATTTGACGCGATATCGGCGGTGGTACCCAAATCGATATCACCGGCCGCCGCCAAATTCAACATACCAGGCATCGCCCCAACAACCTGTTTAGGGCTGTAGCCAGTGCGGCCAAGGTAATATTGGCCCTCGGCAACTTGCAGATCAGTAAATTTAGAGGACAGCGGCAAGGTGCGGGCCTGATGGCGCATAGCTTGCATTTCAGGCGAGTTCTTATCTTGAATGCGGGTTACCGCTTGGGTGCCGCTCATCATGGCGTCAAATTCATAGCCAACATGCAAGGCGTTCTCAATCCCACGGCCCATCGCGCGGCCAGTGGATAGCGAGGTGTAACCCAGTCCGGCGGCAATGGCTTTGCGCTGATTGCTGCTATCAAAGCGGTTACGGGCGGCACTGAGGCGCTGTTGTTGTTGGGCCTGCTGCTCTAACCGGCGCTGTTGTGCGGTCAGTGCGGCGGTGGTGCTGGTGATATTGGCTTTAAGTGATCGCTGTGCCTGGCCTAATCGGTTAGTGGCAATACCGCTGCTTTGCAATGCGCTGCGCTGGGTATGTAGCGCGGTGCGTAAATCATTGTATTTTTGTTTTAGCTTGGCGGCCTCTTCGCTGGCGCGCTTAAACTCTCTGGCCTGTTTAGCGGTGGGCGCGGCACTGTTTTTTAATTCATTGGCAAGCTGGCGCGCTTTATCGCGGGCGGAGGCCAGCGCCTGAGCAGCGCCATTAACCGCCACTTTATTCTTGCGAAAGCCCTCAATTTTAGCCGCCTGGCTATTGAGTTGCTTGAGTTCCTCTTTGGAGTTTTTAATGGATGCGGCCAGCATCTTATTGCTGGCCAACATAGATTTAAATGGCTTGGTAACTTTATCAATGGCATTTAAAGAAACCTGCAAGCGGAGGTTCTTATCACTCATCACTGCCCCCGTTACGGATTATGGCCTTATGTCGCCATTCTAAAAGCTCACCTACAGTCATCGGGTCGGTGGCTGATGGCGGCCAATGGAATACCACCGCGATATCAGCCACCAAATCATCAACCGTCAGGCTTTCAGGTAATCGGACTTGACCGAGTTCGGTAAGAAAAAAATAGCCAACGCCTGAGACAGCGCGTAGATATCAGCTGGATCAAGATTGCTGATTTCTGGCACGGTCAGGTTAGGGGTGGTGATGCGAGGTAATACTCGGATCAGCGCGTCAACATCGGTATCTAACAGCGCTTGCAATTTAGCCCCGCGCAATGCGCCAGTGTTGGGTTTATTCACCGTCACTTCGGTGATGGTGGTATTACCCCGGATAATGGGAACATCCAGCGTGATCACATTAAATTGGGGTTCAGTCGTGTCTTTTTTCATAATAATTATCCGATTAAAAGTTAGGTGATTTGCCCCCGAGTGCGACGGGGTGACTGTTCCTACGGGCGCTCCGGCGGCTTAAGCCGCTACGACCCGAACGGAACATTTCCCCATCGATTGGGCTATCGCGACTCGTCATCCACTCTCTGATGGGGAGATGTTACAAACCGATATTGCGACGGTGGGCTTCCAGCATATCGACGCCGTTGACCATCTCGACCATATTCACAATATCGACTTCGATCAGCACTTCACCGTCCCACGTCAATTTGTAGTAGGTGTTTTTGGTGGAAATCTTGGTCGTGATGTTATCGCCTTGCTTGCTGTCGCCGCCGTCAATTTCTTCATGACGGCCGCGCATCACGATTTCTACCGCGTGAGTTTCGCCGGTATCGTCGCGCTGATAGGAACCCGCAAAGCGCAGTAACACCCCGTCGACTTTGGTTACGCCCCATTGCTTGTAGATCTCGGACTCAATGCCGCCCAGCGTCCAGTCAACATCCAGCGCCCCGTCAGCCAGCCCCAAATCGACCTTAGCGCTGCCGTTCATGCCGCCACCGCGAAACTCTTCAAATTTGCGGTTGAGTTTTGGCAAGGTGATCGATTCAACCACCCCTTGATAGCTGTTCCCGTCATTGAATACATTCAGGAACTTAAGTTTGCGTGGTAATGCCATGATTAAGCTCCTTAGCTATTAACGGCGGCGGCGAAATTAGCCAGATAACGATCCGTAATCCGCTGACGCAGGGTTAAATCCTCCAGCGGCGGCACCGGGGTGTAGTCGTAATCAATAAACAGGTGGCCCGCTTTGAGGGTGTCTTTATCGTTGACGCTATCGTCGTACCAGCAATCGCCATCAATCAGATAACCCAATGATTTCAGCTCGCGCATTTTGGCGCGAATGCCCTCAATAATGTCTTTTGCCAGTGACGGGGTAAGCGGCTTATCGTTGGCCCACATATGGGCCTCGGCCATGGTGTCAGCCAATACCTGCGCGGTGCGGGTGTAGTTCTCAAAGGCAAATAGCGGATCATCAGAGCAAGAACGGGAACCCCAAAAACGGTAACCGTCCTTGCGGATCAGGGTGGTAACGTCTTTGCTGTTAAGCAAGTTGGCATCGGTGGCGCTGTTTTGCAGATCCCAAAATACATCCGCACTGATACCGGTAACGCCATTGACGCCCACGTTAGACAGTGTTTTATGCCAGCCAACATCATTATCAATCTTGGCGCGCAGGCCGAGGGCGCGGGCGGTCGCAAAGGCGGTAGCCTCGGCATTAGTGACCGTATCCCAGCTAAGAAAGTCCGGCCAAATCACCATAGCCTCTCGCTGGCTGAAATTATCGCGGTAGATAATGGCCTCTTCTTTGGTTTTACAACCATAGGCGCTGATGTAGGCAAAGGCTCGTAGGCTCTGAGCTATGGCAAGTAGTTCAGTAGCAACCGCTTTGGTGTCATGACCGGGCACCCCCAAGATGCGTGGTTTAACATCAAACTTACCCTGCGCCGCTAACAGCGCTTTCATGCCGGTATAGCGGCCATCTGGCGTGGAGCCGCCGATAATATTGGAGGTGGTTTCGGCTTCGGTTTCACCCTGAGCCACTCGGACAACAATAGTCACGGGCTTGGTTTGGTCGCTGATAGCATCCAGTGAATGGGCCAATGTGCCGGTTTCACCGGCCTTGCCGCTGGCGGCCAGCACATCGGTGAGCAATACCGGGGTATTGAGTGGAAACAGGGTGGCGTCAGCATCATCGGAGGTACAGACCATCCCGACCACCGCCGTACTGACAGTGCGGATCGGGCGAGTGCCTTCGCTAATTTCAATGACGCGCACACCGTGGTGGTAATCGGTTGCAGACATGCGGTTTTCTCCGGTTAAGCGTTCATTCGCTATGATGCCGGATAACTACGCGCGGGGCAGTGGGTGGGGGTTGTGTGAGCGGTGGCACAATTAAAAAGCCCCTCAATAGGGGCTAGTCGGCTGGCTTATACTGCTGGCGGCCAAGTGGGAACAATATAGCCTTGATTGACCGCTTCTACTAATAGCCATTGCGACAGTTCCGGCAACTCAATTAGCGGCCAGCCCTCCAGTGTCGGCCATGCGCGATAAGCTGCGCGAACAGTGGCTAACTCGGTAAGCTGATTTTGGGTCAGTGGGATATCGTCAATACAGTAGTCACTGACCATTAGTGGATCGGTTGCCACAATGAAAGCATCCCGATAATGGCGTGCTTTAGCTGCCAATTCATCATCGGTTAATATTGGAAACGACAGAATATCAATCCAATTCGGACGGCCATCAATAACACCAAGTTGCTTATTTATAGGGGGCATCTGTTTCCAATATGTAGTGAGCTCCTCAGTCGTCGGAACAATTAAATCATCAGGCAGCGAATATCTGTAACTGCCATCTTTAATCATATTTTCCGCATAAAAGGCAACGGTACTAGGGGAGAACATTGCATTCATAATTTAATATCCTATTGCAAAATAATCGACGCCAATAGCAATGCGTGTTGTTGCGTTAGTCCAGCCAGATAAAGCAAAACTCGAAAGAGATTTACTAGCATATGCGGCCCATGCACCATTGGTATAACTGTTGTTTTGTGATGGATGGATACCCAATACTTTGTTAGGGAATGGAATAGGAAACGTCACTATGACATCGCCTGATGCTAAGGTTGTTGCAGCACCAAATTGAAAAATAAACCCACCGGGAACATCAGGAAAACGGAAATAGTCACTAGTACCAAACACTCTCTTGCCAAAAACACTCATTAACCCAACCAGCGAAACCAGCTTATCCGCCGTTCCTACCTGCATTTCCGCATTAGAGGCAACGCCCTTTTTAGCGGCATCGCCCAAACCTAGGTTTGTAAGAAACTTCGCCACATCTGGAATATCACTGCCATTTTTAGCCTTATCCATTTTAGCGGCTAAAGCGTCAGTCATAGTGGTCGCGAAATCAGGATCATTACCCAGCGCATCAGCTAGCTTTTTCAAGGTATTGAGCGTGGTCGGTGACGATGCGACCAATGCGGAAATAGCCGCCTGAACGAATGCTGCACTAGCCACTTGCTGCGTATTGTTTCCCGCCGCTGGCGTAGGGGTTGTTGGCGTACCGGTCAACGCAGGGCTGGCAAGGGGCGCATAGTCGGCAAGAGATTGCTTAACATGCGCCGTGGTCGCCAGTTGTGTACTGTTATCGGTTTTTGCCGCCGTGGGGGCGGTCGGTTTGCCAGTTAATGCGGGGCTGGCTTTCGGTGCGTATCGTGAATGGGGATCAGTCGCTGCCAGATGCTTTTCCATCAGGTCATCCGTATAGGCTTTTACCACAATCACCTGATCATCCACATACTTACGCGTTGCCAGTACCACCGAGGGATCAATTTTCAGCGTGACCGCATCGGTACTACTGATAATCAACACCATACGCACGGTCTGTGTGCGGCCGCTACCCTCTTGTAGCTGGGGTTTGTAGGTGTCCGGGCAGTTGGCAATGGCGATCAAAATCCCATCTTTATCGAACAGGCCAACTTCGCGTATCCACCAACCGCCGTCCGTTTCAGGAATAACCTGTTCAGCGATAATCTGGCTACTGTTAGCCTCATCAATACTTAATGAATTGAGAGCCGCACGACGCTTCTCAGCGATAAGTTTAGTTTGTGCCGGGTTAGGTGTAGGTAATACACCACCGCCATCACCTACCGCCATATGCGTAATTTGTAATTGAGTACCGAGAGCGGCCGCATTTGCCAGCTTGGCCGCCCCCAAATTGGTCAGTAGCGCAAAATATTTCACTGTCATGGGTTCACTCTCATATCATCAATCAGATGCACCACACCGCCGCAATAGCCTTGACCTCTGACGGTAATCGTTTCGGGCAGATAGGGGTAAATAGTCATTTCATCACCGTCATAGCTGGCGGCGCTGATGGGGATTGTTCCGTTAACGTCGAGATTAATCGACAGGCCAATCAGATGGCGGCTACACGGCTTGGCATCATCAATCAGCCGCTCAAGCTCTTGATACATTTCCTCGGTAATGCCGGTTTCCAACACGCCAATATCGAGGCGAAAGGTGCCGGGCGTCTCGTTGGTTTTCCACCACTCAATCACCTTGATGAGATAGCCGAGCGGCTCCACCACGCGCCGAATCGCGCCAATAGTGCCTTTGCGCTTATGCACGGTGTAAGCGACTTTAACCACTGAGCGTTTAGTCGCTTCCGGCCACTTCTCATCCCAGCGATCTACCGACCACGCCCATGCCAGATAGGGCAGTAATTCCAGCGGGCAGGTGTCGGCATTCCACAGCTTGCTCAATGGCACATCAATATCCGCCATACGTGCACAGGCTTGTGCGGCGGCGATCTCCAGTGGGGTAGAGCCAACCGGCAATAAGCGTTTATTCATCAGAGCCGCCCACCCTCAAGCTATAACCGGTGCAGTGAGCGGCTTGCGTTCTATCCAACACCACATCTGCCAGCGGCGCGACCAGTTCTACCCGCTGCACCCCCTCAACATGCAGCGCGGCATAAATGGCTGATTGGCGAATATCGCGACCTAAGCGGCGCTGGGTGCTGATATAGGTGTTTAGCCTGGCTTCGGCTGCGGCACGGATCGGTTCGGCTTCGGGCCCCGGATAAAAATAGAGCGTGGCGTCAATCTGGTATTCCACGATAGCGGCAGAATTAACTGTTAATCGGTCGGCCACTGGCCGCACGTTTTCATCGTTCAGCGCAGCAAAGACGTTATCCAATAAATCTTGCCGGGCTTCGCCGTTACCCTCGCGGGAAAGTACCGTAACCGTGACACAGGCGGGTGATGGGCTAATCGCTGAGGCGTCAGCAATCCGACCGTCCGCACTGCGAGCATGATATTCGTAAGCGCCGGTTGGCCCGGCCACGCTCAAGCCCTCAAAGGCTTGCGGGATACGCATGCGGAAATCGTCGTCAGATTCCATCACTGCGGTAATAGGCGGGATGGCGGCCGCATTGGCTGGCGTGATGGTCAAGCGCTCAATGCCATTATTTGCGCCGAGGTGATCTAAGTCGCTGCCAATAGCATGAGCCACCATCACCGCTTGCGCGCCCTCATTAACACGCTGCCGCAACAGCAATTCACGGTAGGTACTTTCCTGCAACAGCTTCACGATGGGTTCCGACTCAAATGACAACGTTAAGCGCACCGCGTTTTGTTGGTCGGCCGGATATAAGGCAATAAACGCCTCTTTGCGCACGGCAAACAGGCTGTCAAAATCCAGTGATTCAATCACCAGCGGGGCCGGTAACTGGCTTAAATCAATGATTGCCATTATTGGCCTCCTAGTGGCACGGCCAAACTCAACCGGCTTTCGCTGTCGGTACGGCTACCGGATAACTCCACTATCATCTGGCCGTCAATCTGGGTGGTGATACTGATGGCATTTAAGGTTACGCGCGGCTCCCAGCGCATCACTGCACCATACACCGCCGCCATCATTTTGAGACGCAGAGCGGGATTTTGTGGCTGGTCGATCAGAGTGGATAGCAGCGAACCATAATCACGGCGCATCACCCGCGTGCCTTGCGGGGTGGTCAGAATGTCGCTGATTGACTGGCGGATGTGCTCAATATCTTCAATGTGCAAACCGCTGTTACGGTTCATGCCGATATATTTATAGCTCGTCATTTAACCCCCTGAGTCCAATCGTCACCACGCTGCACGGCTCCGTGGTCATGCTTATCAACCACCACACCATTGGATGAGAACTGGCCGCCGGAATGCTCAATACTTCCGCTCATTTTGCCGCCTTGTTTCACTTCTAAGGTGGCGGTAGCCAGATGTTGGGTACACTCCACAATGGGGGTATTCAGCGTGATTTTGACCGAGGCACTACAGATAATATTGGGTGCGGTAACACTGGCCGACTCACTGGCTTCAATCACCGCCGAGGCTATTCCGGTAACGGCCAGGTGGCTGGTTTCCGGCTCATACTCAAAACGGGCGCCATCAGGAAAAGTGATCACTATGCCATCGGCCGATTGTGACGGGGCTGGATTGGCATCTGAAAAAATGGCGGGCAGCACAAAACCGGTGGTGAGTTCACCGCCAATACTAAGCACCATCACTTGCTCACCCTTGGACGGCGCAGACCAAAAACGCACCCGACCGGCGCGTAGCGTTAACCAATTGAGCCAATCGGTTTCAAGGTTGCCTATCTTGACCCGACACAATCCGTTAGCAAGATCGACGTCTGAGACGATGCCAATACGGATAATGTTAGCCAATAGGCGTTTGAGGCCAGCAATAAGGATATTCATTCGGCCAGTCTGCCGCCTACGGGCGCGCGGGGCATGTGATGGGTTTTGTGTGATGGATGGCACAAGGGAAATGAGACTAAAGCACGCATGCTAATATCACTTGCATTGATGTATTTATTGGGGGTACATTAAATAAATGGACATATCTTACGACCCAACCAAAAACGAAAAAAATATTGCTGAACGTAAATTGTCCTTTGAGGTGGCGCGTGATTTTGAAGTGGCTACCGCGCTAATTGTTGAGGATCTACGAAAGGAATATCCAGAGCGGCGCTTTCAGGCACTGGGCTACATTGAAGAGCGGTTACATATGTTGGTATTCACACCACGTAACGGCAAGGTGCATGTTATCAGTCTGCGTAAGGCCAATTCCCGTGAGGTAAAGCGGTATGAACAAAAAAATCAGTAAAGTCACCATAACCGATAACCCTGAGTGGGGCGAGGCAGAGTTTGCCCGCGCACGTCCAGCTACCGAGGTATTTACCGAGTTGTTTGGGAAAGAGGGCGCGGAAAAGGTGATAAAAACCCGTGGTCGGCCAAAACTGGCAAATCCGAAAGAGCCGGTTAAGTTACGGATTGATCACGATGTGGTGGACGCCTATCGGGCGCAGGGTGATGGATGGCAAACTAAGATGAATGAAGCGTTGCGCGATTACGCTAAAACACATGGAATGCTGTGATTTAGTGTGGCATAGCAATACATCAGTTCTTCAATCCATGCGCTATCGCCGTCAGTAAAGTGCAATAACTGGCGGCGCTCTTATTTAACGGTTAGCCAGTAGGGGAATTAAGGTCAACCATAGAGAAAGGAATGGTTATAGGGTAACTGAAAACAGCCGCCTCATTGATGTTATTTCAAATGTATTTATTCGGCATTAGTTTGCAAGACACCAAGAACACTATCACGATGGTTGCTAATGTGAGTTTTCCAAAGTGATCAGGAAAAAATATCAAATAACAGATTGAACATATGATAATAACCACAAATGGAATCGTTGAAAATAATATGTTACACAATATATTTTTCATTATCTTCCCATGCCATTAAGTATATTCACAATTTCGTCAAAGCTTAAATTGGAGTTCGAACGTATTTTCTCCATGGCTTTAGAAATAACCGGATCGATATATACATAAAGCATTTCTATATTATTGATTCGTAGTAAATTGTAATACCCAGGGTCAATGACTTGCAGCTTCCTGGCTGCCATGGCGGACTTCTGAACTTTGCCATATAAATCAGCGGCATTAATTAAAAACAAACCTTTTTTATTTATTTCTGCTCGAACAATATTCGATACAGAGAATGACCCAGAAACCGTTTTCGCTATAGAGTAAGCCATTGATTTTTTGGTAGCCATTGAAACTGCGAGATTGGCACCCACATGGGATGAGTGATAAGCAGAACTCCGCGCATTTTCACGCAGCGTATGTTTATCAAGAACATACTCGACATAAAGCTTTATCATGTCAAAGATAACGTCAGATCTTTTGTATATTTCTGATATTGCCTTTATTATTCTTGCATCCTCAGCCTTTATCTCCTGACATTCACTGGCATACTTTTCAAAAAAACAGGATGTATACCAACTGGCTCTCTCTGCGCCACTGTATACACTCTCGATTGTTCCCTTGGCAGAACTCATGGTTTCTTTTAGCCCACGATCAAGTGAGAGTGATAACATCCTATCTGCATTTAGTTTTTCTTTTAAATAAATAGAAGCATTCATTAACTAGCACTCCATTGATTGTTAATAATCGTGTACTATACGTTATAATTATGGATTTTAAATACTACAAAGGAGCTGTATGATGCGATTGGCTAAATTTGGGACTTTTCTTGTTTTATTTGTTATCTTGACCTTTCTTATTCCAGAAGTGTTGGTCTTGGTATTGTCAAGTGATCAGTTTGGCGATGCGATCAGTTATTTTAACTTTCTTAATACGAATATTCTGATAGCGCTCTATTATGAAATGGCTATTCTTGCTCTTATTCTGTCATATTTACTGACGAAAGTGATTTTTCATTTAATAAGAAAAAATAAATCATTTATATAAAATAATGAGTTAGAGATGTTTTCTACACTAAACGCCTATCCATTCATTATCGCCGTCAGTAAAGCCTAATGACTGATGGCGCGGGTACTTAATTATTCATGCAGTCAGTGTGCCGCTTACGGGCGCGCACGACATGTGATGGATGGCACAAGAGATAATGTCATTGGGCATTACCTCTGTAACATGTTCTTATGACACTTAATTAAACAATAAAACCGAGTATTCTAAATGCGACTATTATTATTTTTTACTGGTTTTTTAGTTATTAGCACTAACGCTTATTCAGCCACAAAACCTAACCAATGGGAATCACGCATAAAAGTGTATACCCCCTCAATTGGAATTCAGCAGGATGATTCACAATTTATCGATAGCAATAATTTGGCTCTAATTACGCGCTTTGTAAGTGGCTGCGATGGGCGAGCTAACCCATGGAGTTTTGTTATAAAGGGCGTATATGAGCGAAATGATAACTCTGTTTATATATTATCCAATAAACCGTTATGTGTAGCAGATACACCGGCAATAAAGCGGTACTTAGATGAAGCGATTGAAATAAATAAAAACAAAAGCGCTGAAAGGGCATCGAGAGAAATTCAGTGGGCCAAAAGGGATCCTAAACGACCGTATGCGTTAGGCTGCGAGGCTTATAAAAGGTCAGTCAGAGGGTTAGATGACATACCAACTATTGATATCGTCAAAAAACTTTATCCTAAGCTCAATCCGATATATGTAACTAATTTATGGTCTCAGGGATATAAGCACGCTCAATCTTATGGAATGGCTAACGTTGATTGTAAGTACTTGGCTGATATTTCAGGTGTCTAATTTAATAATAATTATTTACCAATCCACTCCAACGCCAGATCCCCAATCCATTCACTGTCGCCGTCAGTAAAGCCTAGCAACTGGCGGCGCTCGTATTTAACCGTTGGCCCGTTCTTTGTGACCTTATCCCGTAAGCCGTAGTGATGCACTCGCACCAGATTATTGACCTTACCGCTAAAGGTGACGGCGGCCTCGTCGGCGTTGGATTCGTTTTTGATATAACGGGCGGTGCGCAGCTTGGTAAACATCTTGCGCTTGATGCGGCCTTGTTTATCGCGGCGTTTTTTCTTGCGTGGCACAAAGGGCGATCCGTCTGGGTTTTGCTGCGACTGAATATGCTTTTGCTGGCGCTGGCGTAGCTGTTTGGATACCTGGCGCATAAACGCACCACGCGCCGGTGGGGATAATTGCGCCAGTAAAATTGATAAGGTTTGGTCTAACTCATGCAGATCATTCATGCGACCCACTCCGCCACGGTTTTACCGTCAACATTCACTTTGTAGCTTTTGACAAAATATTCCGGCGGCACCGGCTCTGCCATATGCGTCACGGTTAACGTTCCGTCTTGTTCCTTAACAATGGTTCGCTCAGTGAGTTTAATGTCGAAACTGATATCACAAACCTTATTATCCAGATAGTCGGCCTCAAAGGTGAATCCATCCTGACGCTTATCGGGATTTGCCATAATATCCGGCTGGTTGGTGCGCAACCAATGCAGGATCGGCACCACAATCAAATCAATGCTATCAGCGTAATCGGTCACCACCAGATTTAAGGTGTACTGATACTCAAACGATAATGACGGGGCCAGCGTGGCAATAATCGCCCCTTTATCAATAAAGACATGTAAGCAGTCCGGGTTTTGCTTGATATACGCCACCGTCTTTAAAATGGCGGTGCGCAGCGAATCAGGCTTTAACATTGGCGGCCCCTTGCTGGCAAGCCAGCACCGTATCAACCTGCGCCGCGCAAGCGTGCAATGCGGCCTCAAGGTGGTCAATATCGTCGTTTAAGTCACCGTTAGTGTGCGGTTCCGCTGCTGGAAATGGACAAGGCGTGACTCTCGGACAGCCATTGACGGTAATCTGCGGCCCCGGTAAAGGCAGGTCGCTGGCGCAGCCGGATAATATCATCAGGCAGGGGAGTATCAGCCCAGCGGCGTAAGGTTTCATTTTCACGGTATAACCTCTTGATTTGGCTATTACGCTGCGCCAACAACTGATCCGTACTGGCAACCTGTTGGCGCAATTGTGCCTGTGCCTGATTATTGGCATTGGCGATCAGTGCCAGCGCGATAAGCTGCCCGTTTTTACTGGCTACGTCGGCGGCTTGCTGATCAATTACTACTTGCCGGGCCTCAGACAAACGATAAGTTTGTACACCACTGGCGATCAGCAAGACGGCGGCAACTGTCCAGGCGAGTGGAGCGGTGTTGAAGATTGACATGGTGTTAGCCCGGATATTGACGGGCGGACAATTGAAAATGCGGGCCGTCTTTAAAGGTGGTCCAGTTACCGCCCCATTCCACGGCGATCCTCAGCTCAGCGGCGGCCTGTTTCATCGCATCAGCCATCGGATAAAAATACTTCCATTCCCAACTCACCTTGCCATCGGGCAGCGGCACAATATCCACCGCATGACCGGTTAAATGGCGGCTGTTCAGGGTTCGGCTGGCTCCAGCATTAACCAGTTGGCGCTGGCGTTCCAGTGTGCGAACACCTTCGATCACTTTAAAATCAATCGATGTCAGCTCCAGCGCGCGGCGCACCACCTTGACCAAATCAGGATGCACGCCGATCAAGTTACTTTCGCTGGCCTTGCCGAAAATGAATTTATTGCTTGGCATCAGAGGTTCCCGCCTTTTTGTTAACAATTTTAAATACCAGCTCACGAATGGTCTGCAAGCCAATCAGCCCGATAAGGCAACTGACAAATATTTCCACTTTCCCGGCCGCAACTTCGGTTAATGCGCCATTGAGCCAGGGAATCGCATCAATCAGATGGATCAGCATCGGGGAGATAACCGGGCCGATATTGACGCCGACCAGCCCACACACCACCCCCTCACCAATGCCCTCACGCAACTTACCGCCGCCCCACACTACGCGGCGAAACGCCACAATAAAGGCGACCAGAAAGCCGTTTATCACGGTTGAATGGGTAGAATAAAAGGCCAGCGCCACCCCCACCCAACTTGGATCTTTTTCTGGCATTTTCATGTCCGTTACCCCCTGTGGGGAATTGTGCAATCAGTCCCAAAGCTGCAGGGTTTGCGTGGTGACAGCGGCGCTGACTTCCGGCATTTCCACCGGGTAACCGTGTGGTAAAACTGGCCCGATATCCGCTAACCCCGGATTAGCCGCCAACACTTTTTCAGTCACGCCCTCAGTGCGGCCGTAGTAGCGCCAACACATGGCATCAACGGTGTCGTACTGCTGGGCCAGAATGCGCATTAAATCAGCTCCACCGTCATGCGGTTGATGGCCTGAATATCGTTAATCGCCCAGGCCGCATCACGGCGCAGATTATCAATGGTGGGTTCCAGTGAATCGGCCCGCTTGCCGCCCGCGCCAGTGGTATCAAAGCCACGAAAACGATCAGTTAAACGGGCTTGCATCAGGCAAAACACCGCCGTGCGGTACAACTGAATACGGGTACTTTCCTCATTCAGTTTTTCCGCTGGTACCTCCGCCGCTGACCGATAACCCTGTTTTTGCTGGGTTAAGCGCCAGACTGTCAGCCGATCATTCACTTCATTGATGGCAAACAGCGCCGCCTCGATAACGCGCGGCTGGGTGATGGTGCCGTCCTGCCGTGACTCTTCGCGGTACTGATTCAGGTCGATATCCGGCCAGAAACCGTCATTTTTAATGACCGTGTTTTCCGCGGGTTCCACCGGTACTGGCGCTTCTGGTGTCTGATCGGTGTTGATGAAGATTTCCATGCTGACACTCGCAAAATAAACGGGCGGTGGACACTGGCTTTATCAGAGTGAAAAAACAGCCTAATTAGCCAGCGTGCCGCCCTCGCCGGGGCGTAAGGTTATGAGGCTGCTTTAATCAGCTTCTCAAGATTCTTGATATCGGTTTTCACACCGCTGTTATCGTCCAGTTGCAGCGCCGTTTTCAGGTTTGCCAGTGCGAGAACGTGGTCGCCGTCCTGACGCAGGGCATAACCGACAAACTTATGCAGCCGGGCGCAAACCATATCCGGCATATCCTGACCGGTGAGAATTTGCTGGGCGCGTAATAGCTGCGGAGTATCGAGCGGTTTTTGGTCGGTCAAAGTGCGCTGCGCAATAGCGGCGACCTCTTCGGCAATCAGGCACGCGGTGGTGCGCTTAAAGCTATCCGGCGTCACCAAATCATGCTTGATGGCATACTCCGCAATATCCAGAGCGCGGGTGATATCACCCACATCCAGATGCCAAATCAACATACGCATCAGAATGTCGTCCTGTTCGCCGCTATCTTTCGCCAGCACACCCGCCACCCACGGCTGGTAAGTGGGCAACATGCCTTGTTTAACTTCGGCTTTGCGGGCGATCGACTCAATACGGCCCAATTGGGCCATATCCTGTTGCAGCTTGAACAACAACAGCTCGTAGTTGCTGGCGTGGCTCAAGTTTGCCGCCTCGCTCAGTGAATCCGATTGCTGGGCCGCCACAAACAGCCGATGGCGGCGAACGGGGTTACTCATAATGAATTAGCCCCCAGCCGGAACGGAGAAATCACCGAATTCAATGTTTTCAATCAGGGCTACGCCGTCGAAATCTTCAACCACATAGGCTTCATTGACTGACTCATAGTTTTCAATGCGATCCCGTTTTGGATTGTCGATAATGTGGCGGCGGCGAGTGCCGTCTTGCCAGTAGATAGACAGGTTATCTAAACGAGTGATCATGATGGCATTAGCCGGGAATGAGGGCGCACGAACTGCGGGCAAACCGCCAACACGCTTTTGGCTGATAATTAAATCGGCGGCCAGCGCTTCGCTGTTCGGCTGTTCCTGATTAACGATCGGGAAGTATTTATCCGCCAGTAACTGACGGCCAACAATCACCACCAGTTCGGTATCTTCCTGGAACCACGGTTGAATCAGTTCATCGGTGGCGGCCATCACCAGCGCATCCAGATTATGGAAGTCACCCCCTTTGCCGATGCGGATTTTTGCAGAGATCACATCACCTTGCTCATCAACCACTTTATCCATCACCTGACCTGGCGCATCATCACGAATGCTTTGCAGCCAGCCACGGTTAACATCTTGCAGTAACTTATTGACGCTACCGTCAGAGGTTTTTGCGCGGTGAGTACCGTTAAAACCGATCATGATGCGATCCAGCGCCTGGCGTTTCACAATCGCATCACGGATGCGGATTTGAAAATCAGGGAATTTAGCCCACATATCCAATTTGATATAAGCCAGCGCGGTATCAAAGTTGGTCTGGGTACAGTTATATTTTGTCCCATCCAGACCGCTGGGATCGGAGGCTTCACGTTCTTGCTTCGAGGTGTCGGTGGTGCTGGCAATCGGGCGATCAATACTTAAGCCAACCTTTTCACCCTCTTTCTCATCCACTGGATAAATGTTGATTTTTGACAGAAAAACGCTGCTTTCCTGTTGTTTAGTTTCCAGTTTTTGCGCAATGGACGGCTCAACGGTGAATTTGGTGTTGATGTCATCGGCTTTTTCCAAACCGTTCAGGCTGGCAACCTGCTGGCGGTATTGGTTGTACTTTTGTCGGGTGACTTTTTTCATGTGAAATTAAATCCTTAACATGGCAAGCGAAGTGAATTAGCAGTCAGTCAACAGGGCACTGTCGCTGCCAGTTGAGCGCTCGCGCTGGGAAAAATTACGGTCTGTTTTACTGAGCGTGGTTTTCAACTCAGCAAGTTCTTGTTTGGTCGCATCGTTGGCGGTCTTTAGCTCAGAAAACCGCTGTTCCAGCGCAGTAAGGGCGGTAAATTTCCCCTCAACCTGCTGAGCCACCAACTCAACCGCCTGATGCACATCGCTAAAACGGGCGTCATCACCGGTTTGCTTTTTGGTGAACATGGTTTTAATGGTGGTAAGCAGGTTGGTTTTCGATTCCTGCCCGGCTTCAAATTCCAGATTGATTTCGGTGGCTTCGGTAAAAATGGCGTCAGACTGACTTTTGCGTGATGCCAGCGGGCTATGTTCGCTTTGCGAACAGAATGTCAGCATTTCAGCGCCTAATGAGGCAGGAGTGTCAGTAAAACCAATGCCGGTCAAATAGGCTTTGCCGGTATCCGCGAACTTCTCAATATACTCAATGCTGGAATAGACCTTTTGCCGCGCCTGACGCAGTTTCACCAAATCGTCAGTGGCATCCACCTGGACAAGCAGCGCTAATTTGCCTTTCAGTGGCCCGTCACTGATTTCTTCATATTTGGCCGCCGTGATATCGCCATAGGCGCGGAACTGGCTATCAGGTAAAACGCTCTTGATATGCTCCAGATTGGCACGCGAGCCACGAAATGCCGGGTTGTAGCTTTCGGCCATTTCAATAATGTGGGCGCGGGGAACATGGCGGCCATCACTGGTAGCTCCCTCCACCACGGCACGGAAAAACTTAGATATTGGCATGTGATTGATTCCGGTCTGATTCGATAGTAGTGACCTATGTTGGCGACCGGCGACCAACGGAACAATCAGGCGCTGTTGTGCTATGGCTGGCACAAAGCGTAATGCGGGATGGGGGAGGTGCGGATAGGTAGCCTTGCTGCAATTAAGCAATAAAACAGGCTATTTCACATGGAAAGCGTTCTTATCAATGCCGATTTAGACCCCCGCCGTCAAGCCATGTACCTCTATTGGCAAGGGCTGCGCATCGCCCGAATTGCGGAAATGATCGGTGAGAAAGCGGTCACGGTACACAGTTGGAAGCGCCGCGACAAGTGGGACGCCTACGGGCCACTGGATCAGATGCAACTGACCACGGCAGCGGAATATTGCCGCCTGATCATGAAACCTGTCAAGGAGGCCAAAGATTACAAAGAGATTGATCTGCTGGGCCGACAAGCCGAACGCCACGCCCGCATTGGTAAATACAATGATGGCGGCAATGAGGCCGATCTCAATCCCAATATTGAGAAGCGCAACAGCGGAACGCGCAAGGCTGCGCAGAAAAATGTATTCAGTGAGGCGCAGGTTGCCAAGCTGAAAGATATTTTCAATGAATCCATGTTCGACTATCAACGTAACTGGTATGAAGCCGGTTTATCGCCTGATTTCCGTATTCGTAACTTGTTAAAATCTCGTCAGGTTGGCGCAACTTATTTCTTTTCTTGGGAAGCGCTGCTTGATGCGCTCGACACTGGCCGCAATCAGATGTTTGTGTCTGCCTCAAAAGCACAGGCGCACCAGTTTAAAAACTACATTGTCGCGGCTGCGCGCCAGGTGGATGTTGATTTGCGCGGTGAGGTAATTATTTTGCCTAATGGCGCGGAAATGCACTTTCTCGGTACCAACGCCAGTACCGCACAGGGCCGCCCCGGCAATCTCTATCTGGATGAATATTTCTGGATACCTGGCTTTCAGAAGTTACGCCGCGCCGCATCCGGCATGGCCTCACAAAAAAGATACCGTTCTACCTATTTTTCTACGCCGTCCAGCACCTCGCATGAGGCTTACCCGTTCTGGGCTGGCACGCTGTTTAACAAAGGCAAAGCCAAAGATAAACGCATTGAAATTGATGTCAGTTATCCACGGCTGGCGGCTGGCCGGTTGTGTGAGGATAAGCAGTACCGCCAGATTGTCACCATTGAGGATGCGCTGAAAGGTGGCTGCGACCTGTTTGATATTGATGAATTACGCAATGAAAACAGCGAGGAAGATTTCGAAAACCTGTTTATGTGCGGCTTTATTGACGATAACGCCTCCACATTCAAATTGGCCGAAATGCAGCGCTGTATGGTCGATAGCTGGGAAAAATGGACAGACGTCAAACTGCTGGCGCTGCGCCCCTTTGGTGATCGTCCAGTGTGGATTGGCTACGACCCCGCCAGCACCGGCGATAGCGCCGGTTGTGCGGTGATTGCGCCGCCGGTAGTGGCGGGCGGTAAATTCAGGGTATTGGAGCGCCACCAGTGGAAAGGCATGGATTTTGCCGACCAGGCCAGCAATATCAAAAAAATTACTGAACGCTATAACGTCACTTATATCGGCATTGATGATACCGGTCTGGGCCGTTCCGTGACGCAATTAGTGCGGCAATTCTTCCCGGCGGTGAACGCCATTCACTACAGCTTAGAGATGAAAGCTGACCTGATTTATAAGGCCAAAAATATTATTCAGGGCGGCCGTCTGGAGTTTGACGCGGGCTGCATTGATATCGCTACCGCGTTTATGTCGATCCGCAAAACCATGACCGCCACCGGCCGCAATGCCACTTTTGTCACTGACCGCTCCAAAGACGTCAGTCACGGCGATGTGGCCTGGGCCATTATGCACGCCTTATTCCATGAGCCTCTTGAGGGCATTAACAGCAATAACACCAGTGTGATGGAGATATATTAATGAGTAAACGCAACAGGAAAAGCCGCTCGGCCAAGGTGACAACAGCTATGGCGAGCAATAGCACCCCACAAGCCGAGGCGTTTACGTTTGACGACCCAACCCCGATGATGGATCAGCGCGATATTCTGGATTATCTGGAATGTGCAGTAATGGATCGCTGGTATGAGCCGCCGGTATCGTTCAATGGTCTGGCTAAGTCCTTTCGGGCGGCAGTGCATCATAGCTCACCTATCTATATGAAACGTAATGTACTGGTTAGCCTGTTTGAGCCGCATCGGCTGCTATCCAAGCAGGATTTTAGCCGTTATGCGCTGGATTTTTTGGTGTTCGCCAACTCATTTTTAGAGGCCCGCTATAACCGGCTGGGCGGCATCATGAAACTGGTTCCCAGCCCAGCAAAATATACCCGCCGAGGTGTGGAGTCGGATACCTATTGGTATGTCTCATCCTATGCCAATCCACACCCCTTTGAAGCCAACAGCGTTTTTCACCTGCTAGACCCGGACATTAATCAGGAGATGTACGGCGTTCCTGAATATCTCGCCTCGCTAAATTCGACCTGGCTTAATGAAGCCGCCACGCTATTTCGCCGCAAATATTACCTGAATGGCAGTCACGCCGGATTTATTCTGTATATGAACGATGCCGCCCATAAACAGGAGGATATTGACGCCTTACGCAAGGCGCTGAAAGAGTCCAAAGGGCCAGGCAATTTCCGTAATCTGTTTATGTATGCTCCAGCCGGTAAAAAGGACGGCATACAGGTGATCCCATTAGCAGAAGTGGCGGCGAAAGATGAGTTCGCCAGTATTAAGAATGTCACCCGCGACGACCAGCTCGCTATGCAACGGGTACCGCCGCAACTGATGGGCATTTTACCCAACAACACTGGCGGTTTTGGTGATGTAGAGAAAGCTGCGCGGGTGTTTGCTATTAACGAACTGGCCCCCTTGCAAGAGCGCCTGATGGAAATTAATGACTGGGTTGGGGAGGAAGTGGTGAGGTTCCGCCCCTATGATTTATTGGTTTCTGCGGGCTAACTAGTTCGGGGATGTTTCAGCGCTATCTAGCTCTGTGCTGATAGGTGATTCATTCTCGATAGGGCTGTGAAGTTCATTGGGCTGGTTGTTGAAGTATTCGATGAATTTTTCAGCTATATTAATGCTGTTCCAAATAGATAAACTGCGAAATGCAATCGCAAGAAAGAGAAGTGATAAAAACACCCAAAGTATAATGCTTCCACTTTCATTAATTAAAGTTAAGTTTGAGTAAGAAACATCTGCATTGGCTATTATTTTATTTTTGGTTATGAATGTGTAAGCAGTGACAAGTACAGAACAACTAATTAGATATAAAACAACATAACTTGTTTTTTGGAATATCCTCTCTCTTTTAGATTCAAAACCCTTTGCATATACGGCGAAATTTTCATTGATTATATGGCAAGTTTTTAAATAACACCGTGCACTTTCAAAAAACGAGACAGATCTTGATGGATGTTGTGAGTTGAGTAATGAACAAATTTCATTAAATGTGACACCTTGCGCTCTTGTTAACCAGAAAAACAGTTTTTCAACCAGATATTTATTACATGGTTTTTTTTCATACTCAGAAATTAATTCGATGTCCAATTTGTATTTATCTTTCCACACTGTGTGTCGATAAACAACAAAAGGTACAATAGTTCCTACAAGTACACCTAAAAGTGAAAAGAGTATTGATGCCATTTGCAACATTCCTTTTAAAATAATAATTGCCCAACATTTTATACTAAGTGTTCCCGAACGGCCTGTCACATCCCACGGATTTTACTTTCTGTGACATGTCACAAGGCTCTTGATTTTGTTTCTGTGCCATGTCACGATTTTAAAAGAGCAAGCCGCAACGGCCACCTCGAAAGTCTGTGATAATTGCTCGAATTGTTTAGTAAACTTACTACCACAACCCTGCAAGTTCAAAGCGCAACAATCCGCATTATTCTATTCACCCCCCAATCATTATCTAAGCCGCGCCAACACTGGGTTTTAAGCCTCTTTCTAGCTGCATAAAAACTGAATATTTAGTCATACAAAGCGCGGGTGGGGGGAGCGCGCGGAAAGAGGTGTGAGCGGTGCTTTAATCCTCCTCATATATGCCCGAACCCTCCCCTGAATGCATGTACGCCACTCTGTTCTTTTAGCTCGAAATGATTAGTGAGACGAAAATAAAAAAAACACTTCTATGTGTGGGGGATTTGGAGGGGAAATCGAATGGTTTTTTTGTTCTACCCAAATCTGACTGTCGTCTTTGTGCTGAAGCTGACTCTTTCTAGTTCACGTGATAATGTCAGACAGCACAACTCATATAAGGATTACCAGTGAACATTAAATACAAGCTCACTGGCTGTTTTGCTAATGGAGCAAAGTCAGAAAATTACAATGAACATTCCTTCATTTTTGTAAATGATACCAAAGAGCAGGAGGAACTGGTGTTCTGAAATGTCGACAAGCTATAAAATCCAGAACTGTTAAACCAGCCTTTCCTGCACTTGATTCGGTGAAAAAATTATACCTATCCATTTCTTTCAACTCATCCATTCTTGCTTGATAATCATTCATACTATCTGGGAATGTGATTGGAGCTTCTGTTTCACCTAAGACATATTGTGCTTGGTGAAAATATAGATGATGATAAAGATCATTAGTAGGGTGCCATAGTTGGGCGCACATCTTCGGATAAAATTCTTTTATTCCTTTCAGTAGTACATTATATCCATTTTCTTTTTTAAGGATGACTGCCCACCCCATTAAAGTAGGTATTATCCAAGATGTACTTGTTGTCTTTTCTATCAAATACTTGTCGTTATTATTGCAATCTAAACAGATGAGATCATCAAGTGAGTCTGTTGATATAGGGTGATTTCGGCCAACTCTAAAAACAAAATCGAGTCTTGTAATCAATGTCTTGAACCAGTCTTCAGCTTTGTCCATTTTTTCTGTAAGGTATAAAAGCATAAAGGCTAGCGTAATATCAATTGCATTTTCATCGAGCCGAGGGGAGCCTGAGGCAGGATTATTACTGATAAGCGAGCATAAGCTTTCAGCAACAATTTGAGCATTGCTAAATCTGGTTACTTGTTCTTCCCCTCCGGATTGTAGAGCGGTGATATAATTGTTTAGTCCAATGGTAGAAAGTATACCTATTTGTTCAAATATGGTTAGATTAATTAATGCACTTTCGGAAGAGTATGATGATAGAAGATATTTCTCATGAAAATATGGCTGAAGTTTTGAAAAGTATTCATTTGAGACATTAAGATAGCTCTGCCATAAAATTTCAATAGCTGGAAAATATCGATGTGGCTTTTTTTCGAGATTAATACGATGCCATACCCATAGTAAACATCGTTCCGATACATAAAGTGCTTGTTTGGTATTTCCATCTTGGATTGCCCAGTATGCCAGAATGTTGGTAGCGAGATAACAAGTTCGGATTGACTTTTCTAGATCAGAACTCTTTATTTCTCTAGTTTTTCTTCCTTTAATATCAAGTTGCAGTGTTCGAAGTAATAAACGATGAAAATCCTCTCTTGAATAATCATTCTCACAAATTAATGATAATGACTTTCTTAAGTCAGTTCTGTCGTCGTCATTGAATATATGCTCATTTAGCATGTACCCTTCAATAAGGGTTGCTAATTTTGCAGCGCCCCAGAAATCAAACGCATAAGGCTTATGGTCTTCAATATAACCTGACCAGCTTTGGCTCAACTCTTCTTTCATGTCACCACTGGTAGATAGTATGATCTTTTTAGGTAGTTTTTTATGCTCTGGCAATAAGTGATTCTTGATATAAACGTCAAAAATTTCATTTAAACTCGGCCTAATTGCATTTATCCCTGAATCCCATTCCACTCTGCCCAAATCTTTTTGTTTGATCACAAAGAGAAATATTTTCTTTACACCATCTTCTGGATCTTTGCCTATTGCGGCAATATCCACACCGTACTGCCTAGTGCCAGTTTGTGTTGTAAACAAGGGGATAATATCCATTGATAGCAATAAACTGGGCAGCAGTCTGTCAAGTTCATTTCTTTCTTTTAATGTTTTAATATATTGAGAAATTAAGATCTTCATACGACACCCTTTTTCGCGCATCTGAACTGAGCAATGCTGATATCATAACCAACATTATCCATTACATATCGTCGAGGTAGAGAATAACTACTAGAGAAATTTTGTAAATAAGATGGCTTACTGTAACCTTTATTGTTGAAGTCATCGTAGTAAAATGATCCAATGCCTGATTTTAATGTTATTTGAGATGCTATCTTAAATAAAAAAGATTCTTCCTTATGTAGATCGTTACTCCTTGTCATTACTTTATCTTTTTCCTTCTGAAAATTATGTACGAGCAATGAAGGGGGGGCAAATTCTTTTACTTTAGGAAGAGATGTGAATGAATAAAAATAGTTATCAATTTCAGTTAGCATTTCACTATATAATTTTATTAATTTGCTTTTTTGACCTTTAATACTATCTTGCCGTTTTTTTATTTCATGTCGTACATAACTAGGATAGTCAATCGCTATTTCATTTATAATCACATCTTTAACAAGACTATATGTTCTATTTCCTGCATTTTTTACCTTTAATAAAGAGAGTGTCAGCGATGTTAACTGCGTCTCGTTTGAGATAAAGCCCAATAGTCTACGCACTAAGAAAATAATATCTTGCTGTGTGAAGTTGTTAATAGTCTCAATGCAGAACTCTAATATATGTGTACTTTGGTGTACTAACAGGTACTTTGCTAGTATGCGCGAAAAAATGGTAGTTCCGATATTTTCATCAATCAATGTCAATGTGAATAATTTATTAAGTAAATTAGGGTAATTTATTACAGTATAGATAAAGCTTTCAATTTTATTACTATCTTCTGATATTGAATTATTTCGCATCATTATAAAAATACAATCAGTTAATAATTCATGTTTTGATTCATCTTTAGCTAAATGTGACAGTGTGTGGAAAATATTTCCACTTAAGGCATCATTATTAATTGAAGCTTTACAAATACAAGATAACCAAAGTGAAAAATCACTATGGGAAGCTAATTGTCTTGTTATATATATTTTTAAGGATAGTACCTCTATTAGCTTTTGATTATTCGACTCTAGCAGTTTGCGAATAACAATACGAATTTCAGGTAGTTTCACCACACTATCTACGGCAGCTTGAATCGCCGCATCAGATATCTCTGGAATAGGGGACGAAATAGTATTCTTGATAACCTTAACTATTTCACTGCTTCTGTATCGATTGCTGCTTTTTTCTACAATCCTACCAAGAATCCATAAGGACTGGGGAGACAGAATATTATTATTTCTTTCTATGTCGCGGATCAAAATATCAATGGCTGTAGTGTGATTTTGTTTTTCTAGCGAGAACAAAGCAATGTTATAAAGTTGTAGAGTGTCTAGGTGTATATTAGAATGAATATTATTGATTATCTCATGGCATTTTTGTGTGGTATTAGACAATTTTTTTTCTAATGATGAGTATATTCCTATATATTGATTTTTTCCTTTGTAAATAGCGGAAAAGAAATGAAACAGCTTTTGTATATCTATATTTTTTGTATGTTGTATAAACTGATCTGCTAGCGACGTAATTGCATAGGAATTACGTTCAGTCATGAGTAATGATTGCCATATGTCAAGTTTATCCTCATATAAGCTGAGGAATAAACCAGCAACTGTTGTATTTCCACCTAAAGTTTTTTCCCATATGCTAAACGCAGTCAGTATTATTATATTTTCTTCATTGACACAATCACTACCCATTTCTGAAAAGTAGTGATAGGCAACGTAATTATCTCTATCATCATAAGATGAAAAGACTAATTTATCACCATTTAAACAATAACCATCTGATTTCTTGTTGAGAATCAACGAAAGCTCATGCTCTGCAAGTTGATATTCTAGGGCATCGATATTTGTCAAAAAAAGTTTATGAGCGATATTTTGAACAATACTATCTTTCATTCTCCCCCCTTAGTGGAAGGTACTATGCCAAGATTCACTTGTATGCTTATAACAGAAAAAGCATTCTGACAAGCTCTATTAAATCAATATCTTTAATTTTAACATCATGCATTGATATGATCTGTGTACTGCAAAAGGAGGAACGATACTCAATGTAACGACTCACAAGGGAGATTATCTATCCCCACTCGTGTGGTAAGCCTGCTTCTTGCTTTAACCGACGACAAAATTAATTTTAGTCCACCACATCTTTCCATCAGGCAAAGCAACAGTAAATACATTCAAAACCACAATAAAACATGTGCCTTCGTTTTATCTATTTATCAGTCAGCTAAATTGCATCCAACATCAACCTCTTATACCCCAATGTCTGCCAACACTCCGAATCCCCCTGCAAACAGCAACCAGCTTTATCACCTGGCAGCGTATCCCCGCACCGCTTACAGCTACTTTTCCTCAATTCGGCAAGTTGTTTATGCAGTTGCCTATTATCCTGGCGGATCAGGCTGGCTAAATACTCGGTCACCTCATAAGGCTGGCGAGCAATGCGGCGCTGCTCGCATCCCTCCAGCACCATAGCCAATTCCTGTGCATCTAAACGCAGGGTAAGGGTAGTTATACCTAACTCTTTATCACGTTGGCGCTGAGCGCGTTTACGGTCACTTGCTGTCATCATTTTTTATACCCCTGGCCTTTTTCCGCCAGCCCACGAATTGCTGGGCGGGCCAATATGATCCTCTGGCAAGCGTGAATCGCTCGGCAGAATTCATCACGCTCACAAGGATGTTCAATCGGAAGCAGTAAATATTGATTCCATGCATCACCCAGCATTTGAGCCACTCGCTGTTCATCGACTGACAATGTGCAAATGGTGTCGGTGTAATTAATGTTGGTGACTGTCACTGTTTACTCCCTCTCGTAATTTCGCCACTCGGCTCATTACACTAAATGCCCGCTGGGCGGTGGTTGGTTGGCACTGATACAAACAACAATCCTCTCTTGCCCGCCAGTTCTGGCCGCCGATGGTCAACGTTGCGCCGCAAGCCAGTGATTGCGCCTGCTGTTTGCTAATGGAAAGCCCGATTGACTCGGCAAAATCACGGATTTTTGTTGTCACTGGTGCCAGTTGTACGGTTTTTTCTTGCCGCTGGGCGGCCTTTTTGGCTGATACCTGGCGTGATAATTCCTCGGCTGGCGTCAATGGATTGGTTTTAATCGTTGCTACCGGCGTATTTTTAATCCTGCGCAGCAAGGCCCGGCGTTCTGCATCGGTGATCGCGGTGAAATCGATTATTTTTTCTTCTAATGTTCTGTCTATGGCCTCCTCCGGTTCGCATATTTTTTGCTCTACCGGAGAGTTATTGACAGAACTCCAAGGGACGGCGGGGCCGTCCTGAAAAACATCAAACCCCACGGCAACAGCGGGTTTCACCTTTTGGCGGGCGACAATTTTCCAAGTTTTTAGGCGAGTACAGATGCGCGACGCCTCGCCCAAAAGCGGGGAATAGATACCGAAAATCTTCTCGGTGATTTCGCCGTAGGCGTTGGGCTGTTCATTGTCCTGATAGGCAATGCGTACGGTATATTCTTCGCGGGGAATTAAGACGCCACCCTGCTGCATGATGTAGGTAGCAAAACAACTGACATCAGCCGCCGACATAACCGCATCCATTGCCGGATCAAGTAATAGCTTTTTCCCTCGCATGGCGGCTACTTTCGCTGCAATGTCTGCGGGGTCGGTTTTTTTATCTATCAGGCGCTGTATGGCTAACTTAAATTCATCTGACTTAATCAGATCATTGAGTAGCTGGTTATTCAGCTTGCGCAGCTCCCGCCAGACAGTCACCGGCGGCGTGCCTATGGGCTGATATTGGCGGATACGGTGACGAGATGCCCAGGCCATAGCAAAACGAGCCGTTTCTTTCAGCGGTTTGCCAGTTTCATGGTCTAGTTCACCGTCCAGTGCGTAACCATCAATATTTTTACTGATGTATTTAGCGATATAGGCGGTAGCGCTGCCTTTCTTTGGATCCAGCCGTTTAGCAGTAAATCGGGCGCTAGTGCGCTTACCTAATTCGGCGCGATCAGTTTTGACGGCATAGGCGCGCATAATCTCAGTGATTGCGCGGCGCTCTTCCGGTTTCATGAATAATAGTAAGTGCCAGTGCGGCGTGCCGTCATGATGTGGCTCGGCTACGCGAAAACCGTAGACGCGCAGTTCTTCTCGGCCCAACTTGGATCCGATGTTGGCCCACAGCTTGGTGAGATAGGCTTGTGCCTGTGGTGGGGTGCTGTGATTCCACTTGGGGTTGGCATGGCCGCTTTGGTTGTTGGCGTGGTATTTAGATGGGCAAGTGATGGTGTAAAATACCCCAACATCACCACGCGACTGCGCAACCAGTTCGATCCCTTTCATGCGTGCCATTAGCTCATGGCGGCGAATAGTCGGATTGCTGATACTGGCATCCACCATTGCCTCTAAAGAAACAGTGTTGCCCTCATCATCAACTAATTCATGTCGTTTAAAAAATTCACGGTTCCGGCGTTTTTGCTCTATCCAGTCGGCCAATGCCTCTTTACTGACATAAGGTGCGGCGCGTTTATGGATCATTCCTGCGGCGCGCAACTGGCTTTCTCGCCAGTCATTACGCAGTCGCCACAATTTACGCTCCCACCAGTCGGGATTAATCAATCGGGCAATAGCGGAGTAAAAGGTGGCGCGGTCTACGGGTTTATCTTGGTGGCCGGGCTTCGGCCCCAATTCACGCCAGTGCGACGGCCTGACGCGCAAAGACCACACTTCAAGCGCAATATTGCGATAAATGGTTAATAACTCGGCATCAGATAAATTGCGGGTTTCTTCTGTGGGTGTGGATACCTCAGTGCAAAACATTTCATTAATACGGCCAGCAATATCATTTGCCAGCGACTTAACCCGGCGCTTATTTAGCTCGGCAAGGTGGCTGTAAATTCCCTGAAAATAAGCCATTAACTCAGATTTACGGCCCTTGCTCACACCCTGATATTCGCGCACAGCATCTAGACGTAACAATGCATTCTTGCCGGTGCCGGTTAAGAATGCATTGGTATGTTTATCGCCATGATTTTCACGTAACCATCTAATTTTATTTTGAAAGTGAGACTTAATAAAAATAGGCTGCTCGTCAATACGGGATTCTATGCCTTGCGGTGAATCCGTCCATTGTTGCTTATCGCGCAAATATATCTCGCGCTCCAGCTCGGCGTGCTCCCTACGCATTTTAAGTAAGGTTTGATTCGGCTCCCGTAATTCGGTAAAGCCCAGCGCATTCAGGCGTTTTACGTAACGGATAACCAGCGGATGTGATTTAGGTTTTACCACTACAGCAACCGGCGCTAAAGGTTGATAACCACCAATCGCGGGGCGCGGAGCATTCCATGAGTGATCCCATTCAAAAGAAACATCACCGCCGCCTGGATAAGGCAGCGGTGGCGCTGGGATGATGCGGTCACGGGCATGCTCAGTCATGTAATTGCGCCGGAATTGTCGCAATAATTTCTCCGATACTTTTTCTGCCATCACTTTTACAACTGATAGAGCGTGGAGCCGTAATAGAGTGGAGGGTGAAACGGCTATAGAGGTCGCGACTGATAGAGGTATTGCTATTGGAGGCAACAACATGACAGCCATTTTCAGCAGCCCTTGCCAGTAGGCGGGCTAAACGAAATTGCTGATCAGCGCTAAAACCATCGGTGTGATAATGGGTAAAGTCAGCAGTGCTGGATACCGGGATATAAGGCGGATCGCAATAAATCACATCACCCGCAACAGCCATTTCCAGTGTTTCGGAGAAATCACAACATAAGAAAGTCGCTTTCTTGGCTTTTTCAGCAAAGAAACGGATCTCTGCTTCGGGGAAATAAGGTGTTTTGTATTTGCCATAGGGGACGTTAAATCGCCCTTGTTGGTTATAGCGACAAATACCATTAAAACAATGGCGATTTAGATAAAGGAAGATTGCTGCTCTGGATATATCATCACGGTTTCGTGCATTAAATATTTTGCGGAAAATATAATATTGTTCGTCGGAATTAGCCGTAAGAAACAGTGAGGAAGCCACATTGATTAAGTCGCTCGTTTCTCTTTTCGCTATCTCATAGAAGTTAATCAGATCATCATTGATATCTGTTATCAGATATTCATCATAATCCGTATTCAGCATAACAGAACAGGAACCAGCAAACGGTTCTACCAATCGTTTACCAGTTGGCAAATGTTGAAGTAAGGTTGGCATAATACGAGCCTTTGAACCGACCCACTTCAGCGGAGAGCGATTTATTGTCATTAGCCGCTTACTCATTTATTTGATTTTGGATTTTATCTGATTCCTGGCGCAGTAATTCCACCGATTCTTTAACGCATAAAGCACGAGCAATAATGACATTTGCCAGATTTTCCAGAAGCGCAGAGGTCAGTATTGCTTGTTTCCTACGTTCATTTATCAGGGCATCATTGAGTAAATCAGCATTTTTAATTTTCTTACTCGGCATATTCGAATCCTTAACTTTAGATAATAGGAATCCCGACGCGATAAATGCGCCATATTTAATAATCCGCTAAAACGTTATTTCTTTATAACAAGTCTTTAGGAATTGAATTCAAATCAACCCATAAATCCAACGCTGCTTTACGCACCGCTTTTCTTTCGTGATATTCCAACTCCCGAAATTTTCTTTCGTGGCTGTCTTTCTTTATCCCTGCGGCATAATAAATAATACCTTTAGTCTTACCCCTGCTTAATGACTCCAAACGTCGCTCAAACTCTTCATCTGGATCTTTTTTAAACAGTTCCTTTATGCGGTCTAAATGCCGTAAACCTACTTTTTGATTCCATTCCTGCATTGAAAGTGGTGATTCATCGGTATTTATTTGCCCCATTATTCGCACCTCACGGGAGTACAATTAATACGGTTTAAACTTACAGACGCGCTTTGCGTGCTACTTCTTCTTTCTTGATACTGGTGCGGTGGCGGTGATCACGAATTGCGGCGCGGACAGACAAAACAGCAATCCAAATAAGCACGGTCAGCAAGATTAATGCGCCTCCGGTCAATTCAATTAGTTGCCCTGGCATGCTGGCACCTCTTCGTTGAAAAGTTGAGGTATCACGCCTGACTCACGGAACTGCTGCGTTACGGCATTCAGTTGATGGAAAGTGACTAATTCGTTTTCACCTAACTGCCACGCTATGGCGGTAATCATGCTCAAGCCTGCCAATGTGCTGCTAGTAATGGTTTTTTTTTCACGGGCATGGAGGTTTGATTTAAGGGAAAAGACACCATTTTTCTCTATTGCACGTCGGGTTAACTCTCCCATATCGGTCATATGAGTTCGCAGTATGGCGTTAGCTATCTGTAGGCAAGGTGATTTCATGCCGCTACTCCCGTCTCACGTTCGGTATGCAACTGATCGATAAAGCCCGTTGCGAGGCCCTGAGCATCAAATAAGCCGAAAGACTGCTCACCCAAGAAAACTTCATAACGGTTAAGTAAGTTAATGGTCGTTCTGCGGCGAAAATTAATCACGAACCCGCGATAAAACCATGCATTACGGCTGATAACACTTAAGGCATGCATTATATTTTCCCCTAACTATTGGCTATAGCATCTTTCAACATAGCGACCAAGTTAACTTCAACCTTGTCACCGGCTTTAATTTTCGGACGAATAATAATCCGGCCATCGCGCACCATTCCCCGGCAGGTAGCGAACGGGATACCAGTCATTACGGCATATTCTTTCAGAGAGACATAGCCCGTGGGTACGGTGATATTAATGGTGACATTACCCATAATTTCCCCTTATCAATCAGCCTGAATAGCAGCGATCCCACGCAAGTAAACCAGGCGGGCCATACTGGAAATTGAACGACTTTCTTTTGCTGCAAGTGCTTCTAATTCAGAGCGTTCACCATCAGATAAACGCATGGGGGTAGGATTTTTTGAGGCGATTCCTTTCGGTAATCGCGAGCGTTGATCATGTTCGACTTGTTTCATAATGGTATATTGTGATCCACTAAGTTCCTGTACAACACAATTTAAGGAAGTATTGTTCCCATGCCAAACAAAAAAGAGGAATTATTATTCCTTATTGGCGCACGACTGCGTGAAGAAAGGGAAAAAACGGGTGAAAGCCAAGAGGCTATGGCGACAAATTTTGGTGTTTCAACCAGAACTTGGGGCAAATATGAGAGAGGGGAAACCGTACCTGATGCTGCCACACTCGCATTGCTGAATGCTCAGTATGGTTTAGACGTCATGTATATACTGACTGGGAAACGAACCCCTCCAGATATCATCTCTACAGAAGAGCTGAAACTAGTAGAGAATTACCGAGCAATGGATGACTCGGCAAGGCTAAATATACAGGCGGTTGGCGATGCGTTCGCTCAATCGAAGCCGAATAAATTAGCTAACAATAAATAGTGAATAAGCATTATTTTTACGAATATGGAGATTTTTTATAATGAATCTAATCAATAAGTTAATTTTTGCATCCACTGTGATTTTTTCCAGCGTTGTCTATGCCGATGGCCCTACAAAATTCTCATCTGTTCCAGATATGGTTCAACAGTTTAATGATTTTTCTACTGACAATGGCACTTTTAAAGTAATTTCAAAAAAACCTCTTCATATCCAATTATCTCCAGAAGTATTTCCGAATGATCTAAAAATAGTGATTTCTGAACAAACAGAAAGAGCAGCGATCTATGGCATATATCGTAGCTTCATTCACACGGGTGTAGATAAAATCACCGTAACTGCCATACCTAAAATTTATAGTAAAAATGATTATTTGATTGCAGATAAAGTGACTATTACAAAAACTCGAGCGCAAGCATTAAAAGATATTCAGAAATTTATACCCGTTACTGATTTTTCTGAACTCACTATATCTGATGAGTATGGACATGATGAGACGTCTAAAGAATACAAGCAGATTTATTATAATGATCAGGGTGGAGTTGGCCTCGATACATTTTTCAAATATATTACTAATAACTAATACAGAAAATATCTGGGAGCTACCATGAGCGAAGAAAATAAAATTAGAGATGCCGCAGATGCAGTAGCTGGTATTGTTAAAGCTGTTCCAGTATATCAGGATGTTCTGCAACCAGCAGCTCAGGAGGTTGGCTCAGCACTACAGACGGTAGCTAAAACGATACATATCGTATTAGCACCAGTGAGTGCTATGGTCTGGGGATACGATAAAATCAAAGACTTTATATCTACTAAAGTTGCAGAAAAATTAAAGGATGTACCACCTGCAAATTTAATATCACCAAAACCTAATGTGGCAGGGCCAGCTTTAGAAGCATTAAAATATATAGGTCACGATGAAAGTTTAAGTAATCTTTATGCGAATTTATTAGCTTCCTCAATGAATAAAGATACTGCCAATTCTGCGCATCCTTCATTCGTTGACATCATTAAACAGTTAACTTCTGATGAAGCAAAACTGTTAAATTACTTTTTGCTTGACCAAGCACTCCCATTACTTAGTGGGAATTTTAAATTAAAAAATGGAGGCGAAATTTCTTACCAAAAAAACTTCTCATTATTTGGTGAAAAAGCCGGAATTGATATTTTAAAAAATATAAATAGTTATATTGACAACCTATGCCGCTTGGGTATTTGTGTAATTCCCATAGACCGTGAGTACACAGATAAAAGTATTTATAAAGAAACACTTGACTCTCCATTTTTTATAAAATCCATTGATGATTCGACTGGAAGATTTGAATCAAAAATAAGCATTGAATACAAATCATTAGAAATAACTGATTTTGGGAAGCAATTTTTAGATACTTGTGTGAAAGATTAATAATATGAAACAGGGAGGCTTTATAGATGGCGATTAACAAACTTCCTTCAGGAAAATGGCTTTGCCAATGCTTCCCTTATGGCCGTGATGGTAAACGGATACGTAAACAATTTGCCACTAAAGGCGAAGCACTTTCATACGAACGCCGCATGATGGTGAATAAGCAAGATACGGGGCTGGGTGTTAGTGCGGTAACACTTAATGAATTAGTTGAGCGCTGGTATGAAATGCACGGTAAGACCCTATCTTCTGGCGAGTCCCGTAAAACTAAATTATTGGCTATTTGCGAGCGAATGGGGGAACCCTTAGCGGCAGATGTCGATAAAAATATGTTTGCTGTTTATCGGGAACGGCGGCTGAATGGTGAATGGCAAGCAAAAGGACGTACTGTTGTAAAAGAAGCTACTGTTAACCGTGAACAATCATACCTACATGCTGTATTTTCAGAATTAAAACGCCTTGGTGAGTGGGAGGGAAGTAACCCGCTTGATGGTATCCGGCAATTTAGTGAGGGCGATCAAGAACTGGCCTTTCTGTCCCAAGATGAAATCAAGCGGCTTTTAGTCTCCTGTGATGAGTCGGAAAATAAAAGTTTGGGAACTATCGTTCGCCTCTGCTTGGCTACTGGTGCTAGGTGGGGAGAAGCGCAGGATATGAAACAGTCGCAGATATTGCCTAGCCGTGTGACTTATATTAATACTAAGGGCAAAAAGAACAGAACCGTACCGATATCTGAAAAACTATTTAAGCGTATACCAAAAAATCGCGGCGCTTTATTCACTCCATCTTATGATGCATTTAAACATGCATTGAAAAGGGCGGCTATTGAGTTGCCTAAAGGGCAACGCACACACGTACTCAGACACACCTTTGCTAGTCACTTTATGATGGGCGGCGGAAACATTTTAGTGCTGCAACAAATTCTTGGTCATAGCACTATTTTAATGACGATGAGATATGCACATTTTGCCCCTAACCACTTGGATGCGGCCATCGCATTAAACCCCTACGACAAGCTAGTTATTGAGTGATAAATAGCGAATTTTAATGGCAGCAAAAACAAACCCTGCGCAAATATAGCTAAACATGCACATTTATAACTTATTGAATACACTTAACTTATTGATTTTAAAAAGTAGCATCAAATTTTTAAAATCCCTCGGCTTATGGCTGTGCGGGTTCAAGTCCCGCCCCGGGCACCATGGAAACAAATCTAAGTAAAACAAAGTAGTATGAGTATGTCGTTAACCGCCGAGAGGCGGTTTTTTTGTGCCTGAAATCTCATTCCTAAGATGTTCCTAACATCATTTCCTAACATGATTTCGGTTATCTGAATAAAAATTCACTTTTTCTGACCGCCTACCACTGGCACAATTTCTGTTTTCCTATCATATCTTGCTGTTTGGGCTGTATTCTTGTGCCCTGAAATGGCTTGCTTCTCTGCGAGGGTTCCCTCTAAGTCTGATATTCCCTTGGCTTTTAAATCATGAAACGTGAAATCAAAGTCCAATTCGGAAAATGTTTTTGCGGCCAATAATTTTGCGTTGCGCCACCGACTATTGAAACCATCTCTTGTGTAGCCATGCCCAGACCGCTGATGTAGTACATAAATACTGCTCACACCTGGAGCGATTTCTATTCCATCTGCAATTTTGATGGCCTGCTGTAATCTTTCCGTCCATGCCTTGATCTGTTTCTTTCCTGTTTTCCCTTGCTGTATAAATACCCCGGCATCTATTAGCTGTGACTTTTTTAAGGCGAGGATGTCTGCTTGCCGAGCGCAACAAAGATAGGCGAGTTCCATTGCCGCTTTTACAATCGGCGGAGCTACGTTGTAGAGAGCGCTATATTCAGCGTCAGTAATGTATCGTTCCCTGCTAACCTCTTTAAATTGCTTAACATCCTTGCATGGGTTGCCTTTTACCATTCCCCTCTCATATCCCCAACGATAAACCCGCGATAGGAAAGTTTTCTCACGGTTTGCCTGTGTTCTACTGGCAACCCCGCGTCTATCCATATATTTCCTGATATGTTCAGGTTTTATGTTGTCTGGTTCCATTTTCCCGAAAACTGGTAATACTCTAAGTGAATATTTGCGGTAGTCTTTCTGCGTCTCAACAGCTAACTCATTAAAATCAACAGAGCGGAAAAACTGTTCAATGAGTTTATTCAAGTTGGCTTTTTCTAATGGCTCAGTATTTATTTTTTCGTAGCATGACCATACTTGAGAAATAGGTGCATCCAATGGGCATAGCGATATTGAGCCACCGCGGGCGGGGTGGAATTCATATTTCGATTTTCCACGATACACCCGAGGTGGTAATGCCGTGTCTGCGGCGTTCTTGCGTTTACCGGCCACTGTTCATGGCCTCGAAATTGGGTTCTTCTTTTTCTGGCTCTAGCGGCTTACCGCGTAAACTGATTGGATTCAAAAAATGGCCCCAAGTGGTTTTCGGGTGTCCGTCTGGGCGTCGGATAAAAAAGATCCCCGAGCGGCGTAAAGAGTCACATTGTTTGGTTTTGTAGTGATGACCGGTCAACTCAATCATCTCCTCTTTGGTGATTATGTCGTGGTCGTTTTTCATGGTCTTGCCCCTGTATCATTTGGGTTATTGCTCTGTCGGTCGCAGAACAGGCCCGCTGTATATCGTGGTCGGTGAGTTGTTGTTTCCGTACACTGGCTGATAATTTGCCGATCTTAATATCTAAGTCGGTTAATAGGCGTTTGCCCGGTTGCCATGGCTGCATGGTGGTTTCCCTGGTGTTGGATTTCCACCATGCTAGCGGGGCAGGTTGATTATTTCTGATTATGCAAAATCAATTTTTCGGGTGCTTTCTGCGGTGGGGTGCTGCTAATTCGAACATCTACCGGAAAATCGTAGTGAACATCACAACGGCGATCAGTGTGGATGGTGCCTGTTCGTCCATCGGGGAGTGTGATATAGGACTTTTCACCGCGTTTGTGAGTACGCTTTAGCATGGGTGTTGCCTCAGTAATGCCCCGTTGGTTTGGGGCGGGATGAAATTAGCGAACCTGCAGGCTACGGCTACCGATCTCGATATGCGCACCTTTAACATCAACACCATTCTCTATGGCTTCCTTAATGGCTTTTTTATCGGGCGCTACGGTGGTTTGCACTGTCACCAATTCACTGGACAATAAGTCTTCATTGTCGATCACCACACTGGCCACACCTTTGCGTGCGGTGAATGTGTTATACGGCGTTTTAAGTGTGTTCATATCTGCGGCCAATAAGCAGTTAAGGACGTACTGTTTGATCGATTTGGCCCGATTCTCGAATGACCTTTTCCGCTCAGCCAGACGTTTAGCTTCCTCATCACAGGTCTTTGCTTGCCCCTCAAGATTGCGAACAAAGACGTAGGTTGCATCCAGCTTATCCCCCAGGGCACCCTCTAACCCCTCAAGCGTATCGGCGATCATTTCTGGCGTGAGTTCCTCTGAGGACTCAACCAACTGTTGCAGTTTGAAAAGGTCTGCGGCTAATGCGATTGCTGTATTGCTCATAATGTCGGCTCCTGTGCGGTAAGTTCAGCAACCCGTTTTTCAGTTAAGCGGTGTAACGCCAGCAGGCGGGTTTTGAGGTAATTGGCGTGTTCGTGATCGGCTTTGGCTTCTGCATCTTTGCGGTGTACATCAACTTCACGCGCAATGGTGCTGTAAACCTTGTTCACTTCGTTGGTGGTGACGGCGCTCGTAATGGTATTGCCTACTTTGGTTAACTTCTCATCCAGCTCTTTGCGCAGACGAACTGAGTCACCGGCTTTCTCACTTGCGTTCTTGATAGCAAACTCAGCGGCGTTATCAGTGCGGTATCCGAGATCATCAAAAAGACCGAGGAATACATCAGCAGAGAAACCAAGTTGTGACAGTGCCTTTTTAGTCGCATCCGTTAGTGATTTTTTGGTGACTTCACTATCACAGGTGAGACCGTTTTTGGTGTTGTAGATATATGGGGTGCAACCATATGCAGGGATTTCGCCACGCTCACCACGCAGGGTGTAGATTAAGCGTATTTTAATGACATGATTGATCTCAGTTAGATAGCCGCCAGATCCGTTGGGTATGACTTCTTTTATATAATTTCCATCAGCACCTTTGACTGACCGCATGATCGGTGCACCGTTATCAAAGCGTTCTTCTAAAATCTCCACCCGCCAGTTGATACCTTGTGGCCCAAGCAATTTTGTTGCTTGCATAACCATATAGGTGCCGTTAATCGACGTGCCACCACCGTTATTTGAGAATGCTTTAGTAAAGCGTTCATCGGTTCTTTGCACCGAGCGCCACAGATTCATGTTGTCCTGCACATCTTGTGGCTGTGAAGATATATCCTCTTCAATGATGACGGCTCGCTGCTGAAATTCATCAGCAGTAACATCTACAGTAGGAATAGCGCTTTGCTGCGCCTCTTCAATAACCTCTGTCGGCTTCTCCTCAACTGAGGCATAAACGCTGTAACCCAACTGATCCAACGTCTCTTTAGCCTGTTGAGCTGCGTTATCAGTGATAGGTTCCAGTTCAGGGTTTTCCTGTTCTGTTTCAACAATTGGCGGTTTTGTTTCAGTTTCTGGCTCAGAATTGGCAACCAGCGCCAGTTTTGTTTCATTGTTTGCCGCTGGTTGCGGTTCACCACCGGCTAGACCATCAATAGAGAACTTGCCATCACCCAGATTGGTTACTGCGGGTTGTGGGTTTTTAACGGCTAAACACTGAGTGATAAATTCCTTTCGTGCTGAGGCATCGGTCAGGAAGATAGGTTGCTTTTTACCCGCGCGGATCACTTCAAAGATGCTTTCACGTGGAATAGATAACACATTGTTGCGAACGCGAAAATCGGTTGACCATTTACGCCAGGCATCATCATTGTTATCCATCAGCTCTTTTGCTTGCTTCATCTCTGCCGACATGACATCCCAGCAGTTAAAATCAGCAGGCAATAAGGCGAGAGCGACTTCGAGATCGAGCGTTTTATATGTGTGCTCAAAGCTGCGTTTGATTGGCGCATCAGGAGCCGGCGTGTCAATACGGGCAACTTTTTTAGTACCGGTTAACTCGTCACGATTGCTGGGTTCATTAACCCATTTTTCAGCAAAGCTACGTACTTCCCTGAATCCAGGTATTTTGGGGAATTTCTTATTTATCGCATCAATAAGATTTTTAATTGACTGCGGATACATCGCGCCAATTGCAGGAATACATGTGAGCGCCATGTATATCGAACTTATTTCCGGCTCAGCGTCGTCATCATTAATTAAGTCATACACAAGTGATAGCTCATGTGAATCAATGTCACGCGCACCGTACAACATTACGCTACCAACTTTAGCTCCAATACCCAGTTTGTTGAAATCAACCGGAGTAGTAGTAATGTCCTCACTTACCTCGCCGTTGTCTTCATTACCATCCTCAGGCAACGGTACAGCATTAGGCGTCCATACTTTGCCATCAAAGGTATTATCCTGTGCGAACTGCTCATCGAACTCACCAACAACCGGGCGCGGTTGCCCGACAGTATCCTCACAGATTTTCGGATCAGCAAAGTTATCACCGGCAGCGGGGTAGGCTTCCCATAATTTCCCGATGGCCAGTGCGGATGCCATTTTCTTATTTATGGCTTCCAGAGCTATAACAAGCGGTATAGCCCCATTTTTGAGAGCCGCTTTTTTCGGCTCGAATAAACAAATAAATACAGTCATGTTGGTCTTGCCTCTTTGGTTTTTAAACGGATCTTGGTCTTTGATGTATGACTAATTAAAAAGGAATTTCGGTATCATCAGATACGTTCGATGGAGTGCTGTGCTCGATGCATAGCAACGCCTGAATCTGATCATCAATTAGTGACTGCTTACGATATGACTCAGCCGCAATCTGTTCCTTTTTGCTATGGAGTGAATCGACATGCTTGCTGATGATTTCAAAAGGGTCGGGTTCGTCAAAAGGAATCGTAATTTCTCGGGTTTCGAGTAAAACATGCGCTGGCTCAACCTGTGACATGTCACAGGTGTACACGGTAAAGCGATCATCTTTTGATGTTGAATATGGATTGGTATGGATGTAGAGCTTGGTGGTTATCTGTAGTGCTGTCATAGCAACTCCTGATATACTTATTTTAAGATTGATGGCGTAAGCCGTTGGTCTTGCCTCTGTTAACGGGTTGGTCCCCGTTAGCTTCCCGGTTAACTTTGGTCGGTGACCCGGGGTAAAGAAGCCCACTTCGGTGGGTTTTTTTACGTCTGTAATTTGGTGCCCATTACGCCGGGCCAGCGGGTCAGATCTTCGGTCTTGCCTCACCACACTTTCCCGTCGTGGCTACGTTATTGGTTTGGGCTGCTGCACTGTGGTAATCATGCCGAGCCTTGGCGCGGGGTTCTCCTCCAATGCAACAACCCAAATTCTGTTATTGCCGTACTTTGACTACTTGATAATCACGGCCAGTATTACGTGCGTAATCATCAGCTTCTTTGCGAGTTGGGTAAGTATTTCCGTTAGCCCACATTCCACAGTAGCGATATTGGATCTGGAATTTACTCGCTTGCTTTTTAGTTGCTTTCATAACTTCCCTCTTTTGCCGTCTTCCCGGCTGCCAGAACGTACTAAACCTAAACTTGCGAATCATCCGGTGTTTCGTATGCCACCGGCAGCTACTTCGTGGGCGTCCTGCCTGTTCGCATCGGCTACTGTGCCGTGTTGATGAGAGAAATGTACCTATAGTTACCTTTCGTGTCAATAAGGGGGTGTTCCAATAGTTACATTTAGGGGCATAAAAAAGCCCATCAGGGGGATGGGCTATTGATTACAGGTCTTGGGTAACCTGAACAACGCGACCGAGAATACGGCAATTGCCGTTTATTTCGATGGGTTTGAAATTGGGATTTAAAGGCATTAGGTATTTATTGGGGCCATCAACAACTAACTTTTTAATGGTGGCCTCGGAGCTGCCATCAATGATGGCGACCACTATTTTACCGTACAAATCATCAATAGAACCATAATTAGGTTCTACGATAACGGTAGACCCCTCGGGGATAGAAGGGGAACCATTGGGGTTGGTCATTGACTCACCCCGAACATCCAAACCAAATGCGTTTTCAGAAACCTTCACTGTGGTGTTGCACCATCTAAGAACATCAGAGATACGGGCGGCGGAGTAGGTTTCTGTCCAGGCACCGGCTTGAACGGATGAGATGACAGGTATGGCATTAGGCACAGCGACGAGGGGCTTAATCTTCGTATCGTCAACCTGACGTAAATCTCCGGTACCATAGAGTAACCACTCTGGCGTGCATGAAAGTATTTGCGCCAGCCGGTGAAGATTTTCCCCATCTGGTTTAGTGATTCCTGACTCCCATTTTGTCACTGATACACGGCTCACCCCAATAGCTTTGGCTAATTGGACTTGCGTGAGATCTAGCTGCAGTCTGCGAAGACGGATGCGGTCATTCATTTCATTTTTCATGTAACCAATGTTACGCCATAGCGATGTGAAAAGTGTTTGCATTGTTATGTACCTTTTGTTACCTTTCATCCTGAGTTAAACAAGGAGTTCCTATGAACAAGAAAGATGTCGTCAAGTTTTTTGGTGGGGTAGTGAATACCGCCACGGCCTTAGGCATAAAGCACCCAGCAGTTTGCCGTTGGGGGGCAATTATCCCTGAGAAACAGGCAATGAAGATTGAACGCATGACTCATGGCGAACTGAAATATGACCCCGCTATGTATCGAAGTGCAGCCTAACCCAATCCCACTCACAAATCTGATTATCAATAATCAATTTCCTGCGACAGGAGACGCAACGTGGAACAAGAAATTAAAGCCCTTAAAGCCGAAGTTCAGGCGTGGGCGGCAGAGCGGGGGCAGGAGCATGTAGCTATCGAGATCAGCAGAATGTTTTTCTTGCTCAATATCAACACCGGTTCAGTTCGTCTCACTCCCATTGAAAACGGGCAGGGCGGCGCTGATTGGAAGTCTATTAACAACAACCGGCAGCAGTTATTTCGCTGGCTGCGCGGGGATTCAAAAGCATCAATGCGCAAGGTCTTGGAATTATCACCGGTACTTAAAGCGGCACTCCCGGCAGAACGGCGGGCCAGGGTGAATGGCGAGACCGTGAATTATTTGGTTTCGATTGCCAGTCGAGAGTTTGCCGCAGCAATTAGCGCGGTTCTATTAGATGGCTGTGACATGTCACAAAGGATATCGGGCGCTGTTGCGGCACTTCACGCAATCAGACCACAACACCACCGGCTGACCACCGTATAAAACAGAGGCAAGACCAATGCTTACATCTATCGACAAAATCACCTGGCGCAACGGATTCCGGCTTAACGGCCAACCGGCAAGCATGGTTGACATCGCCCCTATTTTTGCCGGGCGTCAGGTAGCCGCCTATAGCGTGTGGGAGCAGTATGAACAAAAGAAAGCCGACCTGCGCGGGATGAACCTATCGCCTGACGATTATCAGTCTGCCTGTCGGCAAATAGCCGAAGCGCTAGGGATCTGACTATGAGCATGAATCTAATGGCTCGGGCCATGAATATCAAAGTCGGCAACCCGTTACGAAAGTTAGTGCTGATAAAATTAGCTGATAATGCGAACGATCAGGGCGAGTGCTGGCCATCGGTTCCCTACATTGCCGATCAGTGTGAAATATCCGAACGCTCGGTACAGAATCATATTCAAGAACTGGTCAAAAGTGGGCTGGTTAGGATTGAAGAACGTAAATCTGATAATGGCCTGAATCGTTCAAATGTTTATCACCTGCGCTTAAATTCCGCTGGTGCAAATGCTGCACCCTATGGTGAATCTCCTGCACCCTCTGGTGTAAATGGTGCACCGGTTAGTGGTGCAAATGCTGCACCCAGAACCAGTCACTCTTTTGAACCAGTCATAGATCCAAATACACCCCTTACCCCTCAAGGGGAAACCGAAAATATTCTCGCTGACGCTGAAAAGGCTTTGGCGTATTACAACGAACTCACTCACACTCGGTGTGAAGATTCTAGCCCATTCGAAACCTTGCTGACGGCAACGAAATCACGCAAAGCCTACGCGCTGGCTGATTTGCAACTGGTGGCCCTATGGGTAGTCAGCACATGGAAACCCCGCAACGGCAAGTATGCCAAACCTGCGAATATCTGCCGTGTAAACCGGTTCGATGGTTATCTGGCTGATGCCCGCGCATGGTCTGAGTCTGCCGGGCGGATTGATTGCGATGAGGTCATTGCTGCGTATAACCGTGTATTCAGCGATGTTTTGCCACCGGCTGAAATCGATCAGGACCGTAAACACGCCATCCGCGAATTACTCCAATACCTCAAAACCAAAGACCTTGAAGCGTTCCAGAGCTACTTCGAAGCCTTTCGCGGACAGGCAACCGTGTTTTATTTCGGTGGTGATGATGGGGCAGGCTGGCGGGCAAACTTTGATTATCTGATGAAACCGGAAGTTTTAAGAAAAACCCGTGATGGTGCGCTATGAATGCATACGATTTAGAGTCAGCGGTAGTGGGTGGCCTGCTGCTCGGTGGCGCTACACCAGATGCCTATGACGTTATTGCCACTTTGCCTGAGGACGCCTTTAATACGGCATTCTTCCGCCGCGTGTATATCGAGATTAAGCGTCAGGCGCTGGGGACGTCAGTCATTGATCCGATCTTAGTCGGCGAGTCGATGGGGGGTGATGATTTTGCCAACGTCTTAAGCACAGCAAAAAGCTGTTGGAGCGCTGCAAATCTCAAGGGCTATGCAGACCTGGTTCGCGAATATTGGCATGTACGTGCGTTGACGGCAGCAATCCAAAAAGGGCAGCAGCAATTGGCCGCCTCTCACAGTCATGAACAGGCCAAGTTTGCTGTAGCTGAATTCATGGTCACCATGACCGAATTAACAAGCGAAAGTGGCGGCTTAATGCCGGTACACATCAAGGAATTGATGGATACCTATGTCGACACGCTGGAAAAACGGAACTTAGGCGCAGAAGAAACCCGCATGATCATGACCGGCATTGAACCGCTGGATCAGTTGACCGGAGGCTTTAACCCCACCGATTTAATTATACTGGCCGGACGCCCCGGCATGGGTAAAACAGAGTTGGCGTTAAGCATGATTAACGGCATGACCCGTAATGGTGGTGGCGCTTTGTTGTTCTCTATGGAGATGGCAGCACAGCAGATTACCGAACGTACCATTGCCGGATCTGCCCAACTACCCGTATCCAAATTGCGTTCTGGCGTACTTTATGAGGAGGATTGGGCGCGCATATCTAACAGCCTTGGCGAGTTGGTTAATCAGGATATTTGGATTGTTGATGCCAGCGAACTCACCATTGATCAGATACGCGCCATTTCTGAAACGCATAAACGCCGTTACCCGCACTTGAGTGGCGTATTTGTTGATTACATGGGGCTAATTACCACACCAAAAGCTGAGCGGCATGATCTGGCCGTTGGCAAAATATCCGGTGGCCTCAAAGCCCTTGCAAAACGCATCCATACGCCTGTTATCGCCTTAAGCCAACTATCTAGAAAGGTGGACGAAAGGCCCGCGGGTATGCGTCGTCCCGTTCCCGCCGATCTGCGTGACTCTGGTTCTGTTGAACAAGACGCTGACCGAATAATTTTCACCTACCGCGATGTTATTTATAACCCACTCAGTCCAGCCAAGGACTACGCCGAATTGATTTTAGCTAAAGATAGATTTGGCATTCCGGGTGTCGTGTACCAGCAATTTAAAAATGGGCATTACATGCCAACTAACCAAACTAGTGCAGAGCAAGTATGCCGTATGCAGCAGGAAGCAAAATCAAACAATAGAAGTTACTCAACAAAAAAATTTTAACCGCGCCTGACCAGCGTTTAAGTAACCCCAAAAGAGGCAAGACCATGAAAAAACGTGAACTAACTACCCGTGAATTGGCTGAGGTTATGCTGGGCCAAAGCATGAGCTACAGCCAGATTATCGAGGCTATAGCTTTAAAATTCCCTAATGCTGAAATGCCTATTAACGTACTGCGTATCCGTGTGAGAAGCATGGTGCTCTCACCTCATGCAGACATTACCCGCCGCAATGGTCGAAAGACTCAATACACCCTCAACAGTATCTCAGAGGATTTTTTCCGATTCTCTGACACACAAGTCAAACGCAATAAAAGCGAACCCCGAACTAAACCCGCCAGAATGCCATTTGATGATAAGGAGTTGGCGTACTGCTTGCGAGCATCCCGAATAAATCAACTGATGAGCACTGTAGGCATGGGGAGTTAATACCATGTCCGGGCAATCTGATTATCTCCCGCCCGGACTCCCGTACAACATTTGCCTCTGGCCTCAGGAATACCAAGAAAAGCTAAATCTTGATTTGAGAGCCAGCGGCTTAATCAAAAACCTGTACGAGCGCAGGACCAACCGCGCTCATGTACTTGAAGCGATTGAACGGGTACCGGTGCATTACCGAGAGTTTTTTAAAGAGCGCTTAAATTACTGGCGTGACCGTAGAGACCACAGAGGCGAGACCAAATGAATATTTCAACCGATGGCATGATTGCTGCAATTCGTTCAGCAGCGGAAAGAGTGGAACCACGTGAAAGTGAGGTGCTAAACGGCATCGCTGATCGCATAGCGGAGCTGGTGACCTCAGCTAATAAGAACCGGCGCACAGCGAAGCATTATGAGCGGGAGTGTTTGGAGTGGCAGGGGAAATATAATGTGATTGTTGCCGAGAACGCAGCACTTCAACAATCCTGCGTCCATGTATATAACGCTGGTTACAACAGGGGGCATCTGAATACGGTAGATGGCATCTCTTCATGTGGCGACTATGAAGAAGATGCATTTGAGGCGCTATACGAAGTAATTAGTGTCCCTGCAACCATTCTGGCTCTTAATGATGTAGAGGCGAGTGGTGTTGAAAAATTTGCGCAGCACCGTCACGTACAAGCCTTTGACGTTGGTGTAATGGCAGATACAGGCGAGATTTCCAATATTCTTGATTTCGCAGCAAGACTACGTGAGGGGGCGCAATGATCTGGCCTACTGAAGTTCAGCAATGTGCCTCATCAGTCATTCCTGTTCACCCAATGAGTGAGCCAGAGCAACAGCAGCTACTGGCCAATATGAACCAAATGTTTTTGACGCGAGAAGACCCGCGCAACATTCAAAAGGCGGCTCATGCATGGGCGCGGCGCAAAGAAATCACAGTTGCACGACCTGATTTGCAGGATGGTCTGGTTGTCGTTGGGTTCGCTGGTGGCGGTGGGAGCTGCGAGGGAATCAAGCAAGCATTAGGCTATGAACCACACATCGCGATGAACCATAATCCGGTAGCCATGGCGATGCATGCCATTAATCACCCGCGCACGCTGCATTACCCTGAGGATATTTTCAGTGTTGATCCGCTCATCTCAACGGGCGGTTTACCGGTATTACTGGGTTGGTTTAGTCCTGATTGCCGCCATTTCTCTAAGGCCAAGGGCGGAACGCCAGTCAAGAAAGAGATTCGTGGTCTGGCATGGGTCGTATTGCGCTGGGCGCTGGCAGTACGCCCACGTTTTCTGATGCTGGAGAACGTCGAAGAATTTCGCGGCTGGGGGCCACTTTTGACGGATAGTGAAGGCAATCACCGACCTGATCCAGCCCGTAAAGGCGAAACGTTCAAAGCGTTTATTGGCATGCTAGGTACTGGGATTGATGCTAATCACCCCGCACTGGTCGAAGTGTGTGAATTCTTGAAGATAGATATCAATGGCCCTGAAGCAGCAAGGTTGGTTTCAGGGCTGGGTTATAACGTTGATCACCGGGAACTGAAAGCCTGTGATTACGGCACACCCACTATTAGAAAACGGTTGTTTGTGGTTGGGCGTTGTGACGGTGAGCCAGTTGTCTGGCCGGAGCCAAGCCACGGCGCACCCAACTCTACTGATGTGCTTTCTGGCATGCTGCAACCTTGGCGAACGGCGGCCGAATGTATCGACTGGAGCCAGCCAACACGTTCTATTTTCGGTCGCAAAAAGGATTTGGCTGATAACACCTTGCGGCGCATCGTCAAAGGATTACAGCGGTTTGTTATTGATAACCCCGATCCGTTTATTGTGCGACTGGGACAAACTGGTTTTGGTGGTGACCGTCTGCAATACCCAATAGACCAGCCACTAACCACAATTACCAGTAAGGCCGAGCATTTGTTGCTGGAGCCGTATGCGGTGAAGTGCAATCACACCAGCACCAAAACCAAATATGATTGTTTCCGTGGGCAGTCATTGCGCGATCCGTTACAGACCATAACCAGAACGCATGGTTTTGCTATTGCTGCGCCGGTAGTTGTACGTCAGTTCGGTAACAGTACGGCAAATGATATCAATACGCCGCTGGGTACCGTTACAGCGGGTGGGGGCGGTAAAAGCCAGTTAGCCAGTGCGGTATTGGTGGGGGCCGGTGGCCCAACATACTCAGGAAAACCACGAGATATCAATTCACCAATCAACACCATTGCTACTCAGTCACATACAGCAATCGCCACTGCTAACCTTGTTAAGCATTACGGTGGAAATTACACCGGTGCAGGCATCGATATTAACGAGCCATTGCATACTATCACTACGGTCGATCACCATGCGCTTTGTACATCTCACCTGGTACAACTGCGTGGTACATGTCGCGATGGTAAACCCATCACCGAACCGGTACCGACTTTAACCGCGGGCGGTAATCATGTCGGACTGGTAAACGCATTTCTGACCAAGTATTACGGCACTGGCGGCGAGGTGGATTTATCAGAGCCGATACATGCTGTGACAACCAAAGAACGTTTTGGCTTGGTGGAAAGCAATCTTGATGCCGAACCACTGACCGACGAGCAACGCTACAACGCATGGAACTGCGCGCGGCTGGTGGATCATTTCAGCGATTTGCCGGACGACTGGCATTTATTCCCTGCACCACGGCCACAATTTCTATCGGTAGGCGAATACATCATCGTTGATATTTGTATGCGCATGCTGATTGCGCGTGAACTGTACAACGCTAGTGGGTTCCCGCCAGACTACATTATTGACCGAGATATTGACGGCACAATCTGGCCTAAATCTGAGCAGGTGGCAAGGTGTGGTAATGCGGTACCGCCACCTTTTGCCGAGGCATTGGTAAGGGCGAATATGCCAGAGTTGTGTATTTGGAGGATGGCGGCATGACTGACACCAAGGAACGGGCTACGGCCCGTAAACGCCTACAACGGCAAAAAGAACGTGAGAACGGCAGTTATAAATTAATAGCGACGATAGACCAGCAAGAAAAGGAAATGTTACAGCAGAACTGCGCCTTGCGTCGGCCGCAGCGCGAGCCGTATGACATGGACGAGTACATAACTATGTTGATACGCAAAGATAACGCAGAGCTACAGGCGCAGCTCAAAGAGCAAGCTGGGCGCAAGTGCGGTAAATGTGGCGATGCCCTACCTGGTGATAGTCAGGGCTGTGCATTTATAGGTGAAAGTGAATGCTGGCAAACTCTTGGCTGGCATGAGACTAAATTAACTATATAGTGATGCGACATGTCACATAACTATAATAAATGGAGATAAAGAATGAAGTTTGCGGATAATGAGAATATGAAAAAAAAGATTATTGAAGATTTTCAGCGTCTTCAAAAACAGATATATGTGGATGGAGATTACATTACATTGAATGTTGACTATCCATATCAGATACCTTTGTCTTCATGTTCGACACATGAGGCAATTTTAAGCCATGTTATTCAATTATCCGAAAAGAACTGGATGGACTTAAAATTGATAAATTATTTTATAAAAATCGCCGCAGGTGCAAATAACATCAAGATTAATTTATGATTAATGTTTGATGAGTCTAATTAGCTGATATAATCATTATCGCCAGCCTGAACAACTGGCAACCTAAATATCGTGCTGCTGTGCCATACATCCGGGGGCGGAAATGGCACAGTATAGTTTTACCAAATCAACAGGTGGGATCTTGGTACCGGCCACGCCGGATGCTGAGGATTTTGTCAAAAATACCAAGCTGGGGACTATTGTCACTGGCGAATTTAAACGTGTGCGTAATGCGCCGTTTCACCGTAAATTCTTCTCGTTACTCAACCTTGGCTTTGAATATTGGGAGCCAAAGGGTGGGGCGATATCACCATTCGAAGTAAAATTCCTGCGCGGCTATGTAAGCCAACTTATTTCCTATGTGGGGAATGAGGGCGTACTTCATGAAATAGCTGACGATTATCTGGCGCTGGTGGCCGGTAAACGAGCGGCGAACTTATCTACAGCAAAATCATTCCATGCTTTCCGCCGTTGGGTGACTGTCGAGTCAGGACATTATGATCTGTTCGAATTACCGGACGGCTCAACGCTGCGTGAGCCCCGTTCTATTTCATTCGCAAAAATGGACGAGCTGGAATTCAACGATTTATACAAATCAGTGCTGAATGTTCTGTGGACTTTCATTCTCAGTAAATCATTCAGTCATCCATCCGAGGCGGAGAACGCCGCCAGTCAATTAATGAGCTACGCAGCTTAGGAGCAATCATGGCTAATTTACGCAAAGAGGCAAAGGGCCGTGAATGCCAGGTCCGTATTCCTGGTGTGTGCAATGGTAACCCTGAAACAGTGGTGCTGACTCATTATCGGCTGGCAGGAACCTGCGGTACCGGAATTAAACCCTCTGATGAACAGGCCGCGTGGGGATGTAGTGCATGCCATGACGAATGTGACCGGCGCACTCGTTTAATTGATGGCGACACGGCACGCCTATATCACGCCGAGGGCGTTATGCGCACACAGAATATATTGAGAAAGGAAGGAAAATTATGATTTATCCAACGACGTGCGGTAAGGCTGATGGCAACGAGTTACACTTAAATACGTTAGAGCTTATTTGGCTCAAGGGTAAACTGAAGATGTGGGGGCGCTGGTCTCGCATAGCAAAAACGGGTGGTGCTCAGGGGGTATTCTCCCGATTATTGGCTAAACAACAAATAACTAAAGCCGCATTAAAAGCAGCTATTAGCCAACTGAGAAAATCAGGCTTATCCAGAGAGGAGCTGTTCGAGATATTTGGAGACCTTAACAACCCCAAGGCCCACAGTAATCTAATCTATTGCACTGATGATGAGGGGTTACTAATGGATTCGGTTGTTGGCTTGGTTCTACAATCAACCCCTGGGTTAATTGGTATACTGCAACAGCATTATATTTTTAAAAAGAAACGCTACACGATGGCAGAAGAAATGCAGGAAGCGCACCCAGACCTATCAATTTCAACGTGCCGCCGCCGTATTGATGTATGGATTAATACCGCCGAATACATGCTTTATCGCCCCATGAGCGACGCTTTTGATAAAGACATAAAAAGATTCGAGAAAAAAACTTTGACTATTTGAACAAAAAATATATGATTTAGACATAAGCTCGCGGAGCTATACACGCAAGCGACGAAATTAAAAGAAACCCGCCATCTGTGCGGGTTTTTCTATTTTTGGCCTCACCAATCGGTGGGGCTTTGTCATTTCTGGAGGATAGGAAAATGCTGTAGCAAAACGGTTAGGCCGCACGTATATGTCGCAGTCATGATGCGACCCCGAATACCCAAAGTTGCGGGTAGCCAGTCTCAGGTAAAAAGCTGGGGGCGAACTGGTGAGGGTTAATGGGAGAAATCGCACCGGTAAAGCAGTTAGCAAGCCACACTAACACCGGTTATTAGCGGCTTAAGGCGGCAGAGACTCAAGGGCATGAGCGTGGCCACTGCGAGAAGTGGCGATACTTTTTCAGGCTGCGCTTTTGCGTGGCCTTTTTTATGCCAACCGGTACCGGGGGGTGAGGATGAAAAACATGCAGGAGAGGATTGCAGACAATGCCACTTATGGCGGCGGTATCGGCTCAGTTTTATTTAGTTTGATTAACTACCTTGCCCCGAGCGAATGGATGATTTTAGGCATTATCGTTGGCATCATCACCACGATAATCGGGTGCGCTTCTGGCGTGTGGTTTAAGTGCCAGCGGCAAAAACTCCTCAGAGAGTACCTTAATCGGAAAAACAAAAACCTGACAGATGAAGAGATGCACATATTGATGTCGGAGGATCGTTAATGTCGATATCAACAAAGAGCAAGCTCAGCGCTACCGTTCTGGGTGTTGTGCTAGCTGGCGCACCGGCATCGATAATTCTTGATCACTACCTTGATGAGAGAGAGGGGAATCGCCTTTCAGCTTATCGGGATGGGCAAGGAAAGCCGACTATTTGCCGTGGTATTACTTATATCGACGGCAAACCAGTGCTGATGGGGATGAGACTTACCGCCGCTCAATGCGACAAGTTAAACCAGAAAGAATCAGCCGCTGCCATAGCCTGGGTTGAACGGAATGTTCACGTTCCACTGACAGAACCACAGAAAGCCGGTATAGCTTCATTCTGTCCTTACAACATTGGCCCTGCCAAATGCCTACCATCTACGTTTTATTACAAACTCAACGCTGGCGACCGTAAAGGCGCATGTGCTGAGATCAAGCGCTGGATCAGGAACGGCGGGAAAGATTGCCGCATTCGCTCCAACAACTGTTACGGGCAGATAGAACGCCGTGCGCAAGAAAGCGAACTGACGTGCTGGGGGCTGGATGAATAAGGCCATTGGATTAGTCATTGCTGTGCTGGTGGTTATTGCGTCGGCTCTGTTCTTTAACAGTTATCGCCTCTCAAATGATATCCAAAAAGCGGAAAAAGCGCTGAGTGATGAGCAAGCCACAAACACAGCACTGGGCAACATCATCGATGCATACCAGGTGAATGAAGCCGCCAACCGAGCAGCCACAACCCGTCAGCTTGAGAACGAAAGGAAACTACGCAATGAAAGTGAATTACAGGTTGCACGGTTTAAAGCAGCAGCGGCGAGTGATGATTGTGCTATCAAGCCTATGCCTGGTGATGTCATTAACGTCATGCGTGAATAATCCCGTTAAACCACCCATTACCGAACCAGCCCTATTATTACCCGCAGAGTCAGCGCTTACCCCTTGTGAGGTTCCAGAATTTACCGGTACTACATGGGGAGATGGCGGGTTGTACGCGATGGAACTAAAGCGGGAACTACGAATCTGCAAAGGTCGGCTTGATGAGGTTATTGACTGGCGCCAGAACGTTGGGAGGAAAACATGATTGCAAATTGGGAAGCACTGCCACAACGGCTCTCAGTAGATACCCAATAACAGACAATCTATGCAATGATAAGGAACGATTTAAGCTCAAGGTTGCAAGGCATGGCAAAGTTCATAAGGGACTACAAAGGGGCGTTTAGACGCAATGGGTATATCGGACTCGGGATAAGAGAATGGATATTCTTCACGCTGAAAAGTGCGCTGCTTTTTTTGGTACTTATTCTTGCTTTCACCGCTCTACAGTACGCCGCTATTTTCGGGACTCCTTTGTTTGACTATTTAACGGCTCCCGGTATTCGCATTTCCAGTATCTGCGGGATCCTCGCATCACTGATAGTGAGCTTCGGACCAAGTGTGTTGTACAGCATTAGATACTGCGTCAGGTAATCATCACAAGCCGCCTCCGAGCGGTTTTTTATTGGATGCTATTTATAAAACTCTGCCAAGCTTCACCATAATGGCGCTTCACAAAGATTTATAACGACAAAAGGAATAGCGAATGACCAAACCAGATTGGGAGGCCATCGAATCGGCGTACCGAGCTGGCTTGATGTCTATCCGAGAAATAGCATCACAACACGGCATCACTCACGGCGCTATTAACAAGCGAGCAAAGCGTGACGGCTGGGAGCGTGACCTCAAGGCGAAGATAAAAGCCAAGGCAGATGCGCTGGTATCCAAACGCGAGGTATCCAGCAAGGTATCCACTGAAACGGCTACCAACGAGCGGATACTGATTGAGGCTAACGCAGAAGTCATTGCCAACGTTCGCATGGAGCATCGTGGCGATATTCGTCGTGCTAGGGCAATCACCAACGCTCTATTTGATGAGCTTGGAGCTGAGTGTGCTGATGTCGCTACTCTGGAAAAGCTCGGTGAGTTAATGTTCAACCCAGACGATAAGGGACAGGATCGCCTGAATGAGATTTATCATAAGGTCATCAGCATGCCGGATCGGGTTAAGTCGGTTAAGGCGCTTAGCGATGCATTGAAGAACCTCATCGGACTTGAGCGTCAGGCATACGACATCGACGGGCCGGAAGGCGACAACTCTGTTAAGAAACTTTCTGACCTGATGGATTCATTGTCTCAGGGGGCATAATGAGACCTGAGCACCTCAAGCTGCTGGCAGATAAAGACTGGCGGCTGAATAATCTTTACTGGATCACCGACAAAGAAGGTAAGCCGATACGCTTCAGGATGACGCCTGAGCAGCGCGAATACTTCGAAGGTATCCATACTCGTAATATCATTCTTAAAGCTCGTCAGCTTGGCTTCACGACTGAGGTTTGCATTATTCAGTTAGATGCCGCGCTGTTCGAATCGGCCAAATGTGCCCTGATTGCCCACACACTGAATGACGCCAGGCGTCTGTTTCGCGAAAAGGTGAAATACGCCTACGACAAGTTGCCCGATGAAATCAAAGCAGCCAATCCGGCAAGTAATGATTCCGCTGGCGAGTTGGTATTTAACAAAGGCGGCTCACTCTACGTCAGCACCTCATTTCGTGGCGGCACGCTGCGTTACCTGCATGTTTCAGAGTTCGGTAAGATATGCGCCAAGTATCCTGACAAAGCGCGTGAGATTGTCACTGGCGCATTGGAAGCGGTATCAACTGACTGCTTTACCACTATCGAAAGTACAGCGGAAGGTCGCGCTGGTTACTTCTTCGACTATTGCCAAACAGCAGAAAAAGCACAGCTTCAGGGAAAGAAACTTTCTAACCTCGATTGGAAGTTCTTCTTCTTCACCTGGTGGCGAAACCCGCAGTACGCAATTGACCCGGTTGAGGCTTTACCTCAGCGCCTGGTTGATTACTTTGCAGAGATGGAAGCCAAGCACGGCGTTCATCTAAACGAGCGCCAGAAAGCCTGGTATTACGCCAAAGAGAAGACTCTCGGCGATGACATGAAGCGGGAATACCCAACTATCCCGTCTGAGGCATTCCAGCAATCAGTGGAAGGCGCGTATTACGCCAAACAGTTCCGCTGGCTCTACACCAACAAACGTATCGACTCAATTCCTGATAACGCACACCTTCCCGTTCACACGTTCTGGGATATCGGCGTGGGTGACTCTACTGCTATCTGGTTCGTGCGAGAGGTTGGTGAAGAGTTCCACGTCATCGACTACTACGAAAACTCCGGTGAAGGTCTGCGGCACTACATGAAAGTGCTGAAAGACCGAGGATATGAGTATGGTGACCACTGGGGGCCACACGACATTGAGAACCGTGAATTCGGCTCTGATGCCAAATCCCGTAAAGAGCTGGCTCGCGAAGGCTACGAAATCGACGGTCAGGTTTACTCCATGACATTCAAAGTGGTTCCGAAAACCGGCGTTGATACCGGCATTGAGTCAGTGCGTGAAATCCTCCCTAAATGTGTCTTTGACGATGAGAAGTGCGCAGAAGGCATCACTCATTTGGAAGGTTACAGGAAGGAATGGGATGACAAGTGCGGCTGCTGGAAAGACAAGCCATTACATGACCACACATCTCACGGCTCTGATGCGTTCCGCTACTTTGCCGTAGCCAAGAACAACCACAAGCAAGTCGGCGCTGTATTCTTCTAAGGAGCAATCAGTGAGTGATACCAATAACGAGGTTCAGTTCCTCGTGAATGCCCTCGCTGACCAAGTCGCGGTGGGTCGCCAGCGTGCTTTATACGCCGGTCAGTTTAACGGGAACACCAAGCGCACAACATTATGGGATGAATTTGGATACCCGGACACTGTAAGTTTCGCAACTTTCTATAGGACTTACCGCAGAAACTCAGCTGCATATGCCGGTGTACACGTAACGCTGGATTCCTGCTGGGTTGATAAGCCAATCATCATTGATGGCCCTCTCGCTGATAAGAAGAAAAAAGAAACGCCTTGGGAAAAGACGGTAACCAAGCTTCTTAAAAAGTATTGGGAAAAAATCAAGGATGCAGACCGCCGTAACATGGTCGGGCATTACTCGGCGATCATTCTGCAAATAAAAGACAATCGTGACTGGTCAGAGCCTGTAGATAAGGCGCTGGTTGCAAAGCTAGGCGAGGCCGCTTTAGTTAAGCTGATCCCCGCATGGGAATCACAGATTAAGCCTGGCAGTTATGACATCGACACGCGGTCAGATACTTACAGTCAGCCAGTTAACTACACGTTCAATGAGCAGCCCATCGGTGATGACGGAACATACGGCAATGTTAGAAGTATCACAGTGCACCCAGACCGGGTGATAATTCTCGCCGAGGGCTCTGAAGACGACAACATGCTTTCCGGTGAACCTCTCAATGAGGCCGGATATAATGATCTGCTGGATATTGAGAAAACCAAAGGCGGCAGCGCAGAGGGGTTCCTGAAAAACGCCAGTCGTCAGCTTGGAATTGAGTTCGATAAAGAAACTGACATGGCGACACTGAAGAAGGCAGCCACCGATGCCGGTTTCAAAGACCTCGGCGATGCACTGAACGATAAGATTGTGAGGATGAATAGGGGGACTGATTCCGCTCTGGTTATGCAGGCCGGTCAGGCTTCAGTTCTATCGGTGGCCGCTGCTGACCCAACGCCATCATGGACTGTATCTGCCAACAGCTACGCTGCAACTATCCGTTGCCCATTCAACATTCTTTTCGGCAAGCAAACGGGGAACCTTGCTTCAACGGAGGACAAGAAGGCGTGGGCGGCTCGATGCAATTCCCGAAGAAGCAGTTGGCTGTCTTACATCATCACTACCGTCGTTCAGAGGTGGAGTGATCTTGGTGTAATTCCTCAGCCTAAGGCGGGAGAAATTACCGTCGATTGGTCGGATTTACTCGCCCCGGGCGACAGTGAGAAGCTCGACAACATGGGCAAGCTTGCAGATATCGCGCAGAAAACTCAGCAGGCATACGGAACGCCAGCGGTAGAGATTAACGAAATCCGCGCTGCTGGTGAACTTGAGACAATCAAAGAGCCAAAAGAACCAGACCCTAACGCAAAACTAACCGATAAGGATCCGCTGAATGGAGATGGCGACAGCGACCAGAATCGGGACACCGATAGTACCGCGCAATAAAGCCGACCCTACTCAGTCTTACCGCGCCGTTAACAAGATGTATCGGGATATCGAGGAGCGTTACTTAGGCATTAAAACCGCCTTGAAGCGGCTATTTGATGAGCGACTGACTGGCAGGGTGAGAGAAGGTAACACCCAGACTTCATTCGCAGTGCATGGCGACACCATCTATCAGGTAAATGCGTCAGCGTACATCTATGACATGACAGCGCAGCAACTCGCCGACCTGCTGGAGCGTGTGCAGACGATTCTGGACGACTATCTGCTCGAAGGCATAGGTCAGGACATTTGGGCGCTCTCATACGTTTCTGATGAGTACCAGCGAGGCACGTTAAACGCATTCACCAATTTATCAGTGCAGTCGCAGGTTTACGCACAACAAACTACGTTGTCCGCGCTGCTATCGACTCCTGCTTACCAGAATCAGATCGCCGCCGCTTTCATATCGACTTACAGCGACTGGAAGGGCGTCTCTGACGCTGCAAGGGCTGATCTAGCCAATATCATATCTGACTCAATCGGTCGTGGCGTAAATCCACGCGAGACTGCGGGGATCATCAGTAAGCGACTTAATGTCTCGATGAGTAGCGCCAAGCGGATAGCCCAGACTGAACAGGTGGGCGCATTGCGTCAGGCTCAATGGGCGGAAACAGAGTGGGCTAAAGAGCGATTAGCTCTGAACACAGCACTTCTGCATCTATCAGCGCTGAAGGCAACCACAAGAACATCTCATGCTTTCTGGCATGGCAAGACGCGCACTGTTGAAGAGGTGCGAGAATGGTATAGCCGCGATGGCAACCGTTATCACTGCTACTGCAGCCAGATTCCGGTGATTCTGGATATTGATGGCATGATCGTTAATTCTGGAATCGTTGAAAGGCTGAGTAAAGAGCGCAAGGAGTGGCAACAGTCCGCTTAAGAGGTAGCCCAATGCAATTTGATTTTCTACCTGTTTTCGCAGTTGGTTTTTCCTTGGGGCAACTATTTTGCCTTATTTGGATGTACCTGTTGATCCTGAGAAAATAATGAACCCGAGGTCGCTAAGGCGGCCTTTTTTATTGCCTGAAATCCACCAAAGAGGACACAGCATGTCACGCATCTGCGTAAACGTGCTGTCGGTCATCAACTCCGCTTCAAACATCACTTCTGAAACCATTGATGGCGTTGAGCACATCGTTGTGAAGGACGTCTGTCCTGTCATCGACGATATCGTGCTCAATGGCGGACTGTACCCGGCAGACGAGATTTCCAAAGGCTTCAAAAGCCTTGAAGGTAAGCCCATGCCGTATGGGCATCCGAAGATTGAAGGCCAGTACGTCAGCGCAAGTAATGTGCGGGCCGTGAACGAATATCACATTGGGGCATTCGCCCGTAACGTTCGTAAAGACGGCGATCGTGTACTGATGGATATGTGTGTTAACCGCCGTTATGCCGAAGCGACGGATAAGGGCAAAGAGGTCGTTAATAGACTGGATGATATGAAGGGGGGGAAAGAGGTTGAGCCGATCGGCGTTTCAACTGGCCTCGGGCTAAATCGAGCGGAAGGGAAAGGAGTTTCCAAGGGTAAAAAATATAACTGGGTTGCCCGCAACCAAGATTACGACCACTGCGCCATCCTGTTGCACGAGACGCCAGCCGGAACGACGCAAGAAGGTGTAGGGATCTTTGTTAATGCCCAGGGTGACCAGCTTCAAATAGAAACCGTGAACCTCGCAGATGCGTCCAATTGCACAGAAGAGGGGTTGCTGAATAAAGCCAAGTTCTTCTTCACTAATGCTTCTAATTACTCCTTTGATGACATCCAGCGAGCACTCAGCCAAAAGCTGCGTGAGGGTAAGTCTGATGACTTTTACTCATGGCCTGATTCCGTATGGCCGGACAAGTTCATCTACAACGATAAAGGCAAAACATATCAACAGAAGTACCTCATCGACGATGACGGCACAGCTGAATTCGTCGGCGAACCTGTAGAAGTCGTGCGCAAACCCACTGAGTACGAAATTAAAACCAACGGAGCTGAAAACCCGATGAAAGACATGATTGTTAACGCACTGAAAGCAAAAGGTAAGCCGACCGAAGGCAAGACCGAAGCTGAATTGCTTGATGCATACAACCAAATGAATGCAGAAGAAGCAAAGATCAAAACTGAAACGCCGGAAGAGAAGGCTGTTCGCGAAAAGAAAGAGGCTGATGATAAGACCACCAAAGATAAAGCCACCAACAGTGAAGAGATACCGTTATGGGCTAAAGCACTCGCCGATCGTGTTGATTCAGTGGTGAATAGCTTGAGCGTTAACTCCGACAAGGAGAAGACTGAAAAGCGATCAGCAGTTAAAGCTAAGTTTGGCCTTGAAGATATCGCAGTAAACGCTTTAGACGGCGCTGCTCTCGATGGGCTATTCGCCCAATGCGCAACCTCAACCGGTCTGAATGGCTCTTTCCGCCAGGCCAATTCCTCTCAATCAGTTAGCGAAATGCCGGAGTAAACAATGGCTAAAGATGGAAAGCACGTAATCCACGCGGGTGGCATCTTCGCAAATCCGCAGTTGCATCGTGAAGGTGCGGCAGCAGCGGCAACCCAACCGGGAACAGTTGGTTTCTTCGATAACACTACGAAGAAATTCACCGCCTCAGTTGATGGCAACGAAGACGCAATTCTTTATGTCGCAAACTACGACTACCTGCGCTGCAAAACGGTGGATGACACCATTGCGGCGGGTGATTGGGTAGTAGCGATGCATCCAACCCCTGGCGTTTTCTTCAACGTTCCGGCAGCACCCGGCACATACACCAAAGGCCAGCCTCTCTCTATCGTCAATGGACGAGTTAAGGCGAAAGCAACCGGCGAATCTACTCGTGCTTATGTAGAAGAAGACCGTTCATACACCATTGCGACAGCAGGCCAGCTCCTGCGCGTTGTCATTAAGTAAGGAGCCGCGAATGTTTGTATTTTCCACGAAGAAAGCCACTGAGACTGGCAATCTTGAAGTTAACTCGTCTCAGTTCAGGAAGTTGACTTCAGCACGTAATGCCAGTGCCCAGGCCGCAGCTGACTTTATTGCCCGCACAAAATGGCGTGGCGATGCCGAAGATGCTCCTGAGCTGACAGCAGTGAATGCCGTTGATGATATTCGCCGACTTTACAAAGCATACGATCAGACTGTTTTGTCTGAGTTTGAGCCAAACACGGAATTCACTTTGTTGAATGACCTGATGCCGCTGTCTCGCTCAGTTCGTCTGGAGGAATCAGTGTATGAGTATGCTCGTACTGGCGGGCGTGGTTGGGCACACACGTCGATGTCTGGACAGATTGGTGCGGCGCTAGATGCGAAGTCCTACACCTTCGATGGCACGATGGTTCCTATCCATGACAGCGGTTTTAAGTTCAATTGGCGTGATCCGGTATTCAACAAAGGCTCGGCCCTGGCTTCTTTGTCTGATGCTCAGGCTGGCTCTATCAAAGACGTTCGTCGCCAGTATGTGGATTACATCTGGGAAGGCTTCCGCGACGCGGCAGGCAACTACATCAATTTCGATGGTAAGACTTGGAAAGGTTTACGCCACGACGAACGTGTCGCCCAAGTTACGCTGACTGTTAACTTTGCGACCAGCACGGATGTTAAAGCCATGCGGGGCGGTGCAATTGCCTTGCGTGATGTACTGAAGCTGCAAAACTTCCAGTACGGACAACAGACCTGGTATGTATCGAGCGAAATCATCTCTAACTGGGAACAGTATTTTGATGTGAATTCGACCCGTACAGTGCTGGAAGAAATCATGAAGTTATCTGGTATCTCAGCCATCAAAGAAGATGTTGAACTGACTGGCAACGAAATCGTGATTGTTCCTCTGCAAGCCGGTGTCATCGCTCCCATCGTTGGGCAGGCATTCGGTACAGTTGCCGATCCTCGCCAGTTCTACAACTCGGACTACGTGTGGCGCTCATGGGGTGCTGCTGGCCTGATGGTTAAGCAGGACATTAACGGTCACTTCTCTGTCATCCACGCATCCAGCTAAGGAAAAATCATGGCACTTGTAAAAGTTTTAGTAGCAAACCTTTTCGCCGGTGCCAGCTTCCAGAAATTGGAGGTTGGCCAGTCTTACGAAGTTGATGATGCGATTGCCGGGAAGTGGATTGAAAGTGGCAAGGCTGAGAAGTCTACAGAGAAGAAAGGCGAGAAGCTGGTATTTGAAGTGGCTACGCCGTCCGTGTCAGTTAGCAATGGAAGCGTGCTGCAAGTCCAGCTTGATGAGGCATTGGGCCGAATCGATGAACTCACCACGGCATCCGAAGACGCAGAAGCAGCACACGCTGAGGCTATCGCTCAGGTAACCAAGCGAGCAGAAGACGCAGAAGCAGCTTTAGCTGCGGCAACGAAAAAGGATAAGTAAGTATGGCGCAGATAACAGCCGCGCAGGTTAAACAGCAGTTGTCTGCGCTTGGTTACACCATTCCTGATTTCATGATTGATGCCTACCTTTGCAAACTGGAAAGCATAAGTCAGTGCCTGGAGGCGGCTGGCTACGACGAATGTGATTTGATGCTGATTCAGATGTATGCCGTCACCCTCATGGCGGTTACTGCTTTCAATCAGCGCATTAAGTCTCAGTCAGCGCCTTCAGGGGCGGGGCGGTCATTCGATTATGGTGGTGATATCAAGACAATGCGAAATAGCTTGGTGGCGCTAGATACGGCTGGTTGCACAGGTTCGCTACCGATTGATGTGGGCGTATCGGTTGGTTTTTTTGATGTGGTGGGAGGCTGATGATGATTGAAGCAAAAAAACTCGCTGACTTGATGAATATGATGTTCAAGTCTGACCCAGTAGCTGTTGAGTCCATTATTTCCAGCCGAGTCATTGTTAATGAAGTCATGGCATCATCAGACTGTCCGATTATGTTAGGTCGGGGCTCTCAAGGAGTTTTAACAGTGGGCACAGTCGGGATACTTAATGGATTGGCAGCGCCTGGCACTGGATATCTTGCTGCAATTTATGGTGATGACAAACAGCTGTCAGGATTCACAGTCGTTGGCTGTAAAGAATGTGAACCATACCAGTATGAGCGGTACCACTTATGAGCAGCGCCGCAAGCTGGAGTTATACGGCAACCGCTACTTTATGGAAGAAGAACGGGAAGCCAGATGATTATGGTAAGCAGGCTTGGCTACCTCCTATTCAGCTCATGTGTGATTACGGCGGTGATGCTACGGCGAAGTTGGGTGGACTCGGTTTAGAGTTCGTTATCAAAAACACGCACTGGACTGAGTATGCCGAAGCTGAGCGGGGCGACTATATCCTGATTGGCGATTCGGTAGCGACTGACCCGACCAAGGTGGATGGCGCGGACGAAGTAAGGCATATCATTCGTTACGCTGACACATTCGAGCGCATTGCGGACGACTTCGCAATTATCACGGGAGTCTGACATGGGCGCGAAGGTTAAAGGCATCAGAGAGGCTAAAGCTAATCTGAATAGGCTGATTAATGATATTCAAGGCCGGAAAGCTGTCAGGGCGATGACTAAGGCGTTAATTATCGGAGCGTCACAGGCTGCACTCTATACCCCCATCGATACATCAACCCTTATCAATTCTCAGTTTCGTGATATCAGCGCGAATGGCACCAGGCTGACTGGGCGCGTGGGCTATTCGGCTAATTACGCGATATATGTCCACGATCCGAATGTTAAGCAGGTATTCCGTAGGCCAATGGCTGAGAAAGAGTTTCTTACGAAAGGTTTCGCGGATAGTAAACAAGCCATTGAAAAGGCAATTATGGAGGAAATGAAGCTATGACTCCATCAATGCACCGGCGTGTTCGCGATTACTTTGTCGAGTCTGGGTTAACTACTGCTTTCGCTACTCAAATGCTCAAATGGCGTGATACCGGCAAGCTGACAGAGCAGTTTATTGTTTTTCGGCCCAACGGCGGCAGTTCAATTCGCAACGACCTTGGCAGTGAGTATTACGTCCTGGTTGATGTGATTGGCGCGGTTAACGAGGATGAAGCGGCGGATAATGCAGCACAGGCAATAATCGCGCACGTTCAGGCCAATCCAAATCCGAATGACTGCATTGGCTATATTGAAAACCTCGGCAGTATCCCATCCCCCGTAACAACCACTGAAGGCCGCTTGGTCTACAGACTTCAATTCGCAATTAAATACGGCGACTAAGCCGAACTAACAGAGGTAAAAAATATGCAAGGTTGCCAAAATGATTACGGCAAGCTGGTTGGTCGCGTCGCCGTTTTACGGATGGCGTTTGGCTGTCCTGAAACAGTACCAGAAGTGGCAGATTGGCAGCGCATGGGTGCGCTGACTACCAAGGGTCTCGACTACTCGATGAATACCATTTCTTCCGATGCGGATGACGCAAAAGGGCTGGTAGAGAACCTGGTCACTAACATGGACTTGACCATTTCAGGTGAGGGCGAGTGGCGGAAGCGAGCCAAGTCTACGGAAGTCGGCCCGGTAAAAATGTCGAAATACATTTTCGATGAAGTTCAGGCAGGCCGCCAGCCGGGTCTATGGGTTCGCTTTGATTTCCTCGGCGTGGATGATGGCACCTATATTCAGGGTTACTTCAATACCACTTCATGGAGTTCAGATTTCGGTTCTTCTGACTTCGCTACTTACTCCGGTGAGTGGAAAGTTGCTGATGCAGATTCTGTCACTTTCGTTGATGGCTCGGCGATTCCAGTTGCCGGCGTAACTGTGGCTCCGGCAACCAGTATTGGCGCGGTCGCTGCAACAGTTCAGCTTACCGCGACCGTTCTACCTGCGGACGCTACTGATAAAACTGGTGTATGGACAACCTCTGACGCAACCAAAGCAACGGTTAGCTCAACGGGTTTAGTCACCCGCGTTGCAGTCGGTACAGCGACTATCACATTCACAACGAATGATGGCGCTAAAACCGGAACGAGTAATATTACTATCACCGCATAATTCTCACAAAGAGCATCTTATTGGTGCTCTTGATGATGATTATTTAAAAGTTGATCGTTTTAAACGATCAATATTGCGATATTGATCTGCATTACCAATTATACCCTTATCTTTATTACTGCTATCGTTAATTATACAAATAAGAAAGGCGATAAATTCATGAAAAATAAAATGAAGATTGGGCTTCTGGCATTGTGCTTTTCGTCTCTTTTTCAAATTACAGCAAATGCGAATGATTTAGTTTCAAATAACAATGCCCCGCAGTTAATTGAGCGAAATATTGAAATATATCCTTCCCGCGCCTGGGTGCACGATAAAGAAGGGTATGTGAAGATTGCTTATGATATTAACGCTGCCGGAAAAGTTGAGAATGCAAAGGTGGTTGAAGCTGAGCCGAGAAATCTCTTTGAGAAATCAGCCTTAGATTCTATCTACAAATGGAAGTATGAACCCAATAAGCCAACCAGTGGAATGGAAGTCACCATAAACTACAAGAAGCCGAAGTAAGGCAGCAGATGCAAAATTAGACCCGTTGAATGCGGGTCTTTTGCTTTCTGGCGCGTCCGTACACTGAAAAACCAACCGCTCAGTTGGTTTTTGTTTCCTTCACCGTACACTTTTTTTTACATCGTAATATTTGCACGGAATATTCTTAATATGAAGTTTAGTTAATTAGGAGGTAGTTTTATATTTCACATGTTTTACACAAGGAATTAACATGAAATTACTTCTAAGCATCTTACTTATATCAAGTCCGGCGTTTTCTGTTTCCTCTCCGATAAATGAAAATATGCCAGTACCTGCGATAGCTCTGGTATCAGAAGCAGCATGTATTCGTAGTTATTCCGTGAAAGAACATACTGCATGTATAAAGCTGGTGGACTCCTCAATAGTTAAAGCTTACTGGGCTGGGAAAATGAGTCAGTTTTGTAAGTCGCCATTCAACAGAAGTGCCGGGAAAGACAGGCAATGCAGGGCAGTTAAGATGCTTTCCTGTGCATTGGATGAGATAAGTGGTAGGTATCTTGAAGAGTAAATAATAGTACCTACACAAGCAAAACCCGAAATGGGCTTTGCTTTCTAACGCGTCCGTGCGCTAAACAACCCGTCGAGTGCGAGTCTTTGTGTTCTAGCTTCAGCTATATCTGAATCTATCAAGCCAAGCCTGTCTTTTATTTGCTTGGTTAGCCACGTTTTACTAATGTCTTTAACTAAATCAAATGGGGCGTCAGTGAGTTCTTGCTTGAGCTTTTCGAATATAGGTTTTTGATTTAGCGCTTTTGCGAAGTCGTGTCTGTCTTGAGTAAGTCTGTTTGAACGTTCAATATCGCACTCAGCCCGCCATCATCTAGAAGGAAATCGATTCCTTTCTCTGTTATATAGCAATTGTAGCTATAGAAAATGTCGTGGTAGGATTTTGGCGGTTTTGTCGATTGGATGCGCATATGAACTTAAGAATAATTAGTTTAGTGTTTTTAGTTTGTTTTGGGGCGAATGCGAGTGATTTAGAAAAAACAGCTGAAAGCTTGAGCAAATGCATTTTCAGTTATGCAGATACGCAAGCCGGCACATCAGCCCCTACCGCAGATATTTCCTCAAAGGCGTTTCGGCATTGTGATGATGAATTGAATAAATATCATGATTCTATTGGCCCTGATGCATCTCAGTGGGAAGAATTAGACGATAATCAAAAGCAAGCTATAACGACCATAAGAGATCAAGCCATTGTCAAAGTTCGTGAAAGTCTAACCAATAATATTGGGGAATATATTGCGAAAAAACGCAACGGTAGTTGACTTCAAGCCCGCTCCGGCGGGTTTTTGCTTATTTAAAATGTCGAAAGACCATAAAAGGATGGGATATGACGACTTGGGGTTTGGGTGCATTGATTGCAGGGGTTGTATGGTCAATAATAGCGTATAACATGTCCACTTGCGTACTGATTGATCAGCAGTGCGTAGATAACATTTTTCTGATAGCCGCAAGGGAAAATCACATTCGTTATGGTGCTCTCTTAATCTTTCTTGGGGTTGTATTTACAGCGTTAGGAATAATAAGAAGCGTCTATAAGAAAAGAACTACAAAGACTGATTAGCCCACTCAGGCTGGCTTTCTGTTATGCGTTAGGCAAAGTCGGCCACTTTCTGAAAGCGAAGAAGTATAGTGTTATGTAGTGGATAACGGGAATGGACAACAAGATAGCCATAGGCCACCCAAACCCAGTTTTTCTTGCCATCCTGTAGCATGGGAAGAACGTAATTATCCATATGACTATAAACAGTGATTTGTTCTACTCGCCCATATTCTTTTCCCTTATTATTGTGTTGAATCCGTATTGGATTTTTCTTTCTACCTAACCAGTGAATCGCTTAAATTCTTTATGTGGTGAGTGCAACTTACAAAAACCATAATTACTTGTTGTATAACTTTTCCCATTATCATCGATCAATTCACAAGAGCAGCGATAAAAATCACCTGACGAATTACGAAATACCTCCTTCGGCGTCGGTATTACACCGGTGAATTGGATAGTTATTGTCGCCTCTTGGATCCAGCTGACAGGGCAAGTTGAGGCGTTCCGCTACAACGCTAACGTGGTAGAAGCTCTGCGCCACCTGATCCACGGCGCTGAAGTTGCTTAATTAGTTAAGTCCTACGACCAAAACCCAACCCACTTAACTGTGGGTTTCTTTATTACCTAAATTTCAGGACACCCCATGACACCGATGCTTGATATTGGCGAAATGCTCCTGTCTGACACGGAGCAACAGCAAGATTATTTCTTTCGTCCATCACTAAGGAATATGACAAAAATAGGGGCGGCGGCCGAGATAGTCGAAATATACGCGCTGCTGGGTGGCTCTGAATTAAGTCAGGTATTAACACCTGCAATAAACGCTAATCTGCCAGCATCATTAATGCCCAATAATGCAATCAAAAAATGCTCAGAGCATATGTTGGCTGCGGCCATAAGAGTTATCGAGGCTTGTTGTGATAAGTCGGCATCGGCGCTTATAGGCGAGTTTAAAGGGTGGCGAAATTGTATTGTTTACCGGCCTGGCAAAGTTTCAAAAGAAACAGTGATTACCATTGCGAGAGAATTAATTGAACATGGTGTGATCGGCAAAGCCAAAATAAGAAAGCTACAAAAGAATGAAGGTAACAACGATTACAGCAACGAATTTAATGCAATGGATTATATCAACTCAGCCAGAATTCATTTCAACATGTCCCGCGCTGAAGCCGAGCAGTTAACGATGACCGAGTTTCAGTTGCTGCTCAAAGCTAAGTACCCAGAAGATAAAGGATTCACCCGCGAAGAATACGATGAAATCATGGATGCTGATGATCGCCTCCAGGAACGTTTAATTGCTCAAGAAAAGGCGAGGCTAGCGAAGAATGTCTGATGGAAAAGATGTGGGCGGGATTGTCTATCAGGTAGACATGGAATTAGGCAAGCTGATCACGTCACAGCAACAGGTAAATAGTCGTCTTGATCAGATGGAAGGGAAATTTGATTCAACTGCAAAGTCAGTTGAACGCGCTGAAAAGTCCATGTTTTCGTTAAGTCGTGTGGCAACCTCATTAGCAACCGCGTTGTCAGTCCAGCAGGTTGCCGAATACGGAAATGCATGGGTAACAGTAAATAATAAGTTGGTTAACGCAGTAAGGGCTAATGAAGATTTATTCACCGTAACTAATCGTGTATTTGATATTTCTCAGGATACACGCGCTGGTCTTGAGGCAACCGCCACGTTATACGGGCGATTAGAAAGGGCCACGAGAAGTGCGGGAACCAGTACGGCAGACCTAGCCAAATTAACAACCACGATTAACAAGGGGTTGGTAGTTTCCGGCGCAACGGCCGAAGAAGCCAGTTCGACCATGATCCAGCTTTCACAAGCATTAGCTTCTGGTGTGCTGCGCGGGGAAGAGTTTAACTCTATTTCAGAGAACGGCAGCCGGTTGGCCGTTGGTTTGGCTGATTCACTCGGCGTTACCGTTGGTCAGCTACGCGCTATGGCGGCTGAAGGTAAGTTAACAACCGACGTTGTTGTTAATGGACTGCTGAAGCAAAGCGATGCGATCGCCAAAGAGTTCGGCAATACCGTTCTCACTATGGGGCAGGCATTTACCGTTGCTTCTAATAACATTACTAAATTTGTTGGTGAATCATCTTCAGTCAATACAACATTGAATGTATTTAATTCATCAGTTATTTCACTCAGTGAAAACCTTGAATCGATCGCTACTGTTATTGGTGTTGTTGCAGGAATAATCGGTTCTCGCTACGTTGCTGCACTCACATTAGCATCGGCGGCTCAGGTGCAAAAAGCATCATCAGCGCGTCAAGCTGCTTTGGCTGACAATCTTGCAGCACAGGCCGCAGCTAATCAGTCAGTAGCTAACCTTATTGCGGCTCAGTCAGCGAAAGTCAGAGCAATTGAGGAGATAACACTCGCGCAGATGCAAAAGGCGAGTGCATTCAATGCTGCAAACTCGACAGCAGCCGAAGTGAGATTATCGGCTGCTCGCCTTGAGGCAGCAACTGCTACTGGTAATTATAATCGGGCGCTTGTTGCTAACGTCTTGGCTCAAAAGCAAGCGTCTGCGGCGGCCTCTGCGGCATCTATATCTGGTGGCTTGTTGCGTGGTGCTTTGTCGTTAGTCGGTGGTCCTGTTGGAGCAGCTACATTAGCGGCCGGGGCAATATTCTATTTCTACCAAAAAGCACAGGAAGCCAAGAAAGAGGCTAATGAACTTGCTGACGGAGTATCTGCTTTAGTCGGAAAAATGAAAGAGATGAGTAACGTTCAGCTTGGTGCTGAAATAGCAAAACTCAATTCATCAATGCCAATATTAAATAAATCATTGGCAGTGGCCCAAGAAGTCTATGACAACGCTGCTTATAGCGTCAGTAATTACACTAAAGTAATAAAAGATTACGGGTTAAATACGACAACGGGACGACAAGCGGCAGAGGCGTTAACTGGTGCTCAAGACAGGCTTGCGATTGCAGCCAATGAACTTTCAATTGCACAAAATAGAGTAGATAAGACACAAAACGCTGTAAATATCGGCAGAGCTGCATTAAATGGAACTTTGCTTGAAGGAATAGATCTCCTCAGAAGAGATGGTCAGGAAGCGGGCGTTGTCGCTGGAATGATGAATAAGTTAGGACAAGCAATTAACGTCGCTAGTGGGGCCAAAGAGCGGTTTAACTCAACTAGCTTATCCATTCAACGAGACCCAAAAGCACAAAAGGTTTTAGATGACCTATACCAACAAAATGAATTGCTTGCTGAAACAGACTTACGTAAGCGCGCACAACTAAAAACAGAGCAAGAACTTCGAGCTATTAATGCTGATGACAATACTGTCAGAATTGGCCGCGAACAGGCTGGTGCCGCTTATGATAAGCAAGTTGCACAGGCTGCGCTGAAAAAGGAAACTGCCGCAGCCACGAAGGAAGAAACCGCCGCCGAAGCAGCAGAGAAACGCCGGGTTAAATCATTGCAGGATTTAAGCAATGAAATGGCCGTTGCTGAATTAAAGACAAAAGGACTCAATCGTGAAGCCGCGCAACTTGCTGCTGTTCAGGACTTAGGTTCAGGCGCGTCTCAGCAGCAGATCCAGCAGGCCACACAACAAGCCGGTCAGATATTTGATATTCAACAACGCATAGCTGATAAAAAGGCTGCGATCGATGCTGATAGTGTCGCCAAGGCCGAGCAGCAACGTAAGTTGGATTTATCACAGTTAGACCGACAGCTCGCGGCAGGTGATATATCTTTCGAACAGTCACAGCAACGTCGTGCTCAAATATCCGCTGACTACTCCAGAGCTATTGCCGAGGCATCAGCCGCCAGCGCAGTAATGCCACAACAGCAAAATGCCGCATTAGTTGACCCGGTGCAGGCGTTGGCTAATGAAAACGCTCAAAAGTTAGCACTGATTCAAAAATTTGAAGAGGATAAAACGCTAACTGAGCAGCAGGCACTAGCTCTTCGCAATGCCGCCAATACCCAGTATGAACAAGCTCGACTAGCTGCTCAGTGGGAAATATGGAGGAACCAAAGCCAATCCAACCAATATTTAGCGAGCTCCATTAATGCTTTAGGTCAGCGCACAACCAATATGCTGACTGGGCTTCTGACGGGTACTCAGTCAGCAGAAGAGGCTATGAAGAATCTTGCTGCAACAATAATCCAAGAGGGTGTTAATGCATTAGTCCAAATGGGTATGCAGCAGGTCAAAAATATGATTATGGGGCAGGCGGCGGCTACTACTGCTCTTGCTGCAACAGCAGCACAGGCAACCGCAGCAGCGGCGGCATGGGCACCAGCGGCAGTGAGCGCCTCCATCGCGACAATGGGCGGAGCTTCTACGGTCGGTACCACTGCTTATGGCACAGCGCTAGCAGCGTCTAAGGGACTGGCCATGGCTGGCGCGCGTAAAAACGGAGGCCCTGTATCAGCAGGCGAAATGTATCGAGTCGGTGAGGGCGGTGCACCTGAGATATACCAGGCGGGAACCGGCAAGCAATACATGATCCCCGGCGATAATGGCAAGGTCATCAGCAATAAGGATATGCAGGGTGGGAGTGGTGGTGCTGGCACAGTTGTTCAGCAGGAAATTCATTTCCACATCGAGACGACTAACGGCATCGATGACGCCACAATGCAGAAAATGGCTGCAATGATGAAGACAGTCAGCCTTAACACCATTAAAGACCAGCAGCGGCCAAACGGCTTACTCCGCAAGTAACAGGAAAACCCCATGCCAGAAACATTCACATGGAGCCCACAAAAAGGCTTCACGGCTTCCCGCGCGCCAAATGTTGCCGTCGTTAAACTTGGCGATGGTTACGAACAGCGGCAAGTTAAAGGCATTAATCCGCTGATGGATAGCTACTCGCTGACATTTAAAGGGATTGATGACAGTAAATGTAACCGTCCAAACGCTGCGAAAGCTGCTGAGGCATTTATCAAAAATCGAATGTCTGTGGAGGCATTCTACTGGACACCACCTGATACGGGGGTGCAGAAGATGTTTGTCTGTCGCTCCTGGAGTTTGACAAAGACCGGTATATTGTTTGAACTTGCCGCCACATTTGAACAAGTTCCGCGGTAGTGCTCTGGCGAAACTATCGTTTTCTATGCCAAATAGTAATATCACTACTGGTCGCGGAAATGATGAAATCACCATCCCACGAAAATCCCGTGCAACGGAAATGGTCGGAAACCAGTTTGAAACATCCCTCCTGATGGCCTATGCATAATGCATCTTTACTTGGTGGACACCAGATTAAGACCTCAATAGGCCATTCTGGTGCCGCCCGTATCAATGTTTCACCGTAATGATTACACATTGGCAATCCGCCGCCACATAGGCCAGCAATGGAAATATCCTCACCTGCTAATGTCCCTATGCCTTTGCAGGTTAAATTTATTGGATCGTACCAGTCCCCGTATTCTTCAAAATCTCTGGCAACCTTTTCGCCAGTAATACAGTTGAATACTCCCCGCCCCGAGGATGATACGACCAGCAACAGGTGATTTTGTAGATGAGAGAAACCCACCTCTGTTAACCCTCCGACAGCAATCTCTACATTGGGATGCCATTCAGGAGGATGAGTCGGAATATTAAGCAATGACTTGATATAGTTATTATCGTACTTGTTTTTACGCCAGCCAAACATCTAGGTTCCTCTCTCGGACAGCAAATGTCTAAGTTCTCTGGGGCCAACATTATCATATGCAACTCAGATAACCTCTGATATTCAGACAGTAGCCACCTTTGGGTGGCTTTTTAAATGGGAGTTAGTCGTGCGCGATATACCAGCCAATTTAATAATTGAGAGTGTGGACTCTGGCGTTGGCGCAATGATTGACCTATTCGAGGTTGATTTGCAGTCATTCGGCGGTGATGTTATCCGCTTTCACTCTGGAACTAACGGTTATTACGGTGATGTTATCTGGAAAGGGCGGCAATACTCAGCTTATCCGATAGCTGTTGAAGGCTTTGAGGTTAAATCAGAAGGTACATATTCTCGCCCGACCATGAAGGTTGCGAATATCACCGGCCTAATCACCGGTATTAACAGCGATTTTGATGATGCATTGGGCGCGATCGTAACGCGGCGGCAGGTTCTGGTTCAAAATCTTGATGCAGTTAATTTTCCTGGTGGCAATCCAGATTCGGATACCACGATGGAAGTTGTTTCCCGCTACGTGATTGAAGAAATGGTTGAGGAAACTTTCGAGACAGTGACTTACAACCTTGCCACTCCTGTTGACTGTGATAATGCCATTATTCCCGCGCGTACTATCCTGGCTGATGTTTGCCAGTGGATATATCGCGGTGATGGCTGTGGTTACTCTGGGCCGCCAGTTGCTGATGATAAAGATATCCCGACATCCGACCCATCAAAAGATAAGTGTTCTAAGCATCCGTCAGGGTGCCGTAAACGCTATCCGAAACCTTCCTCGCTGCCGTTCGGCGGCTTCCCCGGTTCAGCTAAGGTGTCATGATGCTTGAAAATGAATGCCTTGAGTTCGCGGCCTCGTCTGGTGATGAGGTTTGCGGCCTGATAGTTGATGGGAGGAGTCTGATTAAGTGCAGGAATGCGCATCCGACACCTGAGCGACATTTCAGGATAAGTGACGATGACTGGTTGCATGCTGAAGCGGCGGGGGAAATCACCGCCGTTTTTCATTCTCACCCAGGGCAAAAGTTAGTGCTATCTGGCGCAGATCGGACAGCCCAACTGGCAACCGGTATCGATTGGTGGCTGGCTAGCGGTGGAAAGCTTCGGAAATTTAGACCTGTAGAGTACCTGCTAGGTCGGACTTTCAAGCATGGTGTGATGGACTGCTACACGCTATTTCGTGACGCCTACCACTTATGCGGCATCGACTTACCTGATTTTGAACGCACTAACGGTTGGTGGCTTCGAGGCGAAAACCTTTACTTGAAGAACATGCCAGCCAATAGATTTCATCCGATTGAGATGCAAGATATTCAGCCAGGTGATGTGCTTATCCGGCGTGCATTCCCTGAAACCGACCCTTGCCACGCCATGATTTATCTCGGTGATAACACCATTCTTCATCATGAAAACATCGGACGTCTAAGCCGTCGAGAACAACTACGGCCAGCTTACCTACGCCTTACCCATTCTGTCTGGAGGCATGAACAATGCTCATATTTAGATTTGCGGGGAATCTTCGACGACATTTCCGCCAGGTCACTTTAACAGTTGATACCACCTCGCAGGGATTGCGTCTTCTTCTCGCTCAATGTCCTGAATTCAAACGTGACTTCTATAAATCAAAAATTCGAATACGGATTGATGGTAATGACGTTTCCAGTGACACGCTTAATTTCCATATGGATCGGCACTTAAGGGATGGCGCGACGGTCTTGTTTGTTCCGGTTGTTGAGGGGGCAATAACTGCTGTGGCCGCAGCGTGGATCATGGTCGCCGTTACCGTGGCCTCTGTAGCTTATTCGCTCTATATGACCTCGAACATGAAAACCAAGACCTCGGCTGAATCAGCACAAAGCGGTTCGATAACGAACAACTCATACACTAGCGCTGAAAACAAAGTCGGACAGGGGCGTCCTGTTCCATTGCTGTTGGGTGAAATGGTTGTTGGGTCAAACGTGGGGTCACTTGGTATTGATACCAGCAATAACAAAGACTGGAACATCTCTATTAGCTAAGGTGAAAATATGAGTTCAGGCGGCGGTGGCGGAAGTACGCCAACACTTATTAATGACAACCTCACGTCAAAGCAGTTCTATCGCGTTCTGGACATTATTTCTGAGGGGCCAATTTACGGCCCAGTAGATCAGGAACACCTCTCCTCATTCAGATTGAATAAAACGCCAATTACCAATAATACCGGTGTCGTCAGTGTCCCTGGTGTGAGTGTCGCTTGGCGCCCAGGATCAGCAACGCAGCTCCCAATCAATGGTTTCTCTGCTATAGAGTCCACCACTATTGTTAATACAGACGTTACGCAGGCCACTCCTCTGGTGCGCACGGTTACTGATAATAACGTAACGCGCGTTCGGCTTAATGTGGGCGTTAATGCCTTGGTTGAGCAGGATACACAGGGTAACCAAAGAAATACCTCGGTAACGATGGTTATTGAGACAAGGGTGGGAAATGGTGCATTTACGCCGATAAAAACGGTAACGATCACAGGCAAGATTTCAGGTGAATATCTGGAGGCCCATGTTATTGATGCCCCAGAGACCAAGCCATTTGATATCCGTGTGCGCCGCGTAACTCCAGATAGCACGAGTGACCTTCTAAATAATGGCACTGCGTGGAATAGCTACACTGAAATCATTGACGATAACCTTTCTTACCCATACACCGCTGTTTGTGGTGCCGTTATTGACCGAGACCAGTACACCGACACACCGAATCGAACCTCCCATCTGAGAGGGATAATTGTTGATGTTCCCGATAATTATGACCCAATAACCCGCACATATACCGGGCTTTGGTTAGGTGGCTTCAAATCTGCATGGACTAATAATCCGGCGTGGATATTCCGCATGTTGGTTAAAAATACGCGCTATGGGTTGGCTCGTCGCGCTGGATACGTTGATGTTGATGACGGCAGCCTGTACGTACTATCACAGTTCTGTGATCAAAAAGTAGAAGATGGTTTCGGCGGAGAAGAACCGCGCTTTACCTTAAATGCCTACATCACCGAGCAGAAGAGCGCGCGCGAACTGCTGGATGATATTGCGGGCATGTTTCGCGGCATTGCTTTGTGGGATGGCATGCGCTTTTCCATCATGATCGACCGACCACAAGACCCGGTAGCTGTTGTAACGAATGCCAGCGTCGTTGATGGGCTATTCACTTATAGCGCAATGAAGCGCTCAGAGCGATACAACGCGGTGGTTGTATCTTGGACTGATCCCAATAACGGTTGGGAACAAGTGAAAGAATACTACTCTGATGATGAGATGATCAGCAGCAGTGGTGCATACAACGAGACCACCATTGAAGCCTTTGGTTGTACGTCACGCGGTCAGGCCCGTAGGACAGCAAAATGGTTGGTTGAAAGCGCCAAACTTGAAAAGGACAAAGTAACGTTTCGTATGGCGCGGGATGCTATTGGGTTTATCCCAGGCGACATCATTGAGTTAATGGATAACAACCGAGCAGCAACCAGGCTCGGTGGACGTATAGTTAGTCACAGTGGCGTAGTGATCAATGTTGATGCCGATGTGTCCACATTGGCTGGGAATGGCGACACCATGTCTATCATGGGCGCTAACGCGAAGTTCACTAAATATGAAATTGCCTCAGTTAATGGTTCTACTATCACGCTGAAAGTGGCTCCAGCCTGGGTTAGAGATGGTACTACGTTTGCAATTTCAACCAGTGAAGTAGCTACGCGGTTGTTTCGCATAATGGGGATTTCTGAAGATGAAAATAACTCTATCTACAGCATATCTGCAACGTTGCATAACCCCAATAAGCAAGCCATCGTTGACGAAGGAGCCGTATTTGATGTCCCTTCAGATACACTAAATGGCTATCGTGTCCCAAATATTGAGAATCTTCGGGTCATCAATACGAACAGTGAAACTGTTCAAGTAAGCGCTTCGTGGGAAACCGCCACTACAACCAGAAAACTGGTGTTTGAGCTGTTGGTCTATACCTTGGATGGAGCAGTATTCGCTCAATACGAAACAGTTCAATTCCGCTATAACTTCTTTGGCATCCCAGCCGGAACATATTCTCTTGGTGTTCGTGGACGCAATGATAATGGTATGAAGGGCGCAGAAACACAGGTCAGCTTGCTCATTGGTGTGCCCCCTATGCCATCTTCTGTTAGATGGACTCCTGGGGTATTTTCTGCTGATGTTGTGCCGGTAATGAATATTACAGCCACAACAGATACTACCTTTGAGTTTTGGTGGACAGGAGAAATACCAGCATCTAGTGCGACAAATATTGAAAGTGAGGCTCAGTTTTTAGGACGTTCAACTCAATGGGCGCTGAACGGGCTCAAGGCTGACACGACTTATTATGTTTACGTCAGGACTCGTAATGCGTTTGGTGTTTCTGAGTTTGTTGAAGCCTCCGGTGTAGCATCGTCAGATATTCCCGGCATGATTGATTACATTGACCAGGCTATAAAGGGATCAGAAACCTTCGGGCAATTGTCATCCGATCTGGATATGAATGCTGAAGCAATTATTGAAAATGCTCTAGCTAATGATGCTGATGTTCATCGTTGGAAGAAACAAAACGGTGATTTCAGGGCTGAAATATTCGATATACGTCAAACAGTTATTACTGAACTTGCAGCAACAGCAACAATAATTGAAGGTGTTCAATCACAGGTCGGTGAAAACTCAGCCGCTATTGAACGACGAGCAGAAACGGTTGTTAAAGTTGATGGTACGGGCAGCGCCATTACTACGCTTAAAGTTGGAGCTGAATTTAATGGGGTATATAAATCAGCAGGAATGGCGATAGGGGTCGAATTTGATGGTGCCAACTGGACAAGTCAGGTTCTATTTTCCGCAAATACTTTCGGTGTTTATAACCCAAGCGATAACAGTTATAAACTTGCATTCGCAATAGAGAATGGGCAGACGTTTATTAATGAGGCATTCATTAATTACGCCTCAATTACTCTGGCAAAAATTGGTGAATGGAAATCAGCTAATTTTGTTTCGGGCAAAACGGGAACGAGAATGGCTGCGGATGGTTCATTTGAAATGAATGGCGCTGTTGCTGGCGAAGGGAAACTGAGGTTAGTTAATAACCGAATCACAGTATTTAATGAAAGTGATCAAATCGTCGTCGTTATTGGGAAAAAACTGGAGGTGTAAATATGTCTAAATGGGGTGCTCAACTATTTATGCCTGGCGGTACATTTGATGTGATTAATGCGTTTCTCCCTGCTTATATGATGGATTATTTTATTGGGAACAATAGCGGCTCACGATCGTATACCGTGCCTGCTGGAAAAAGCCTTCGGGCTAAAGCTTATTTCACGACAGCGGGGTCATTTGCAACAGAAGCAGTCGTGTCTGTCTCTGGTGGAACTGTCTCGTGGTCAAACGCCGCGGGTAACTCAATAATCGTGTGGGTAGTGTAATGGACGGCTTTGGCATGCAAATAACGCGTGATGATGGGGTGATATTTGCCTCCCCTGAGTTTACGCCCACAGTATTAGTGCAGGTGATGGACAGGACGGCAGACTACACCGGCGATGTATCAGCCCAGCATTATTACGAAACTATCGTCCCAAACGCCAAAAAGTGTTTCATTTTCCATAAGATACTATCAACTGGGAGCCAGCAAGGCGCTAGCGGTGGCGTTCTTCACTACGCCGAACAAGGCCCGAATGGCTTTTGGCGGGTACACACGACAGCGGGTACAGCGGGATTAGCTCACACCATCCGATTTTATGTGTTCTCAGAATTTGTAGCCAACATCCCAGAGTGGGGGATTTACTTCTACAAGGACGGGCAGCTCGTTTATACGGGTAATTGCCTACCGCTAGATATCAAGTTTTGGGAGCGCCCACAGTTAACGACGCCTGCACCCACAATGCCATGTGCCACAATTTGTTCAGTAGCAAGGCAGCTAACTCAAGGTATTCCTGGGACAAACCCACCGACCGCACTTATTTTTCTGTTTTGCTTCACAGGTTTTTCGTCCGGCATTATTACCCCAGTGTTCAGGCAAATTTCCCAGAGCGCGGGTGGCGGCTCCGCAGATGGATTTTCTAAAGGTTGCGCTTATATAGAAACATCACTGTATGACCAGTACTACAAAGCCTCACTCGGCTATGCCTAACAAATAACTTAATAGGAATACAATTATGTCTTGGTATGAGGCAGGAACAGTCACGTCCGTAGCTGGGACAAATGTGATTACTGGCGTTGGTACGCTATGGAATAACCCAATATTTGGAATCGCCCCTGGGCAGATGATATTTATTCCTGGCTCTGGGCAGGTTGTAATATATGAAATACTCGCTGTCGATAGCGATACTAAAATCCGAATAACCCGAAATATTGCTATAGCAATTACCAATTCTGAATATGCAATTGTCACGACTGTATCAAATTCAATGTCTGACTTGGCGCGTAGAACAGCCGTGCAATTGACTTTATATCAGAAGTTATTAGAAGACTGGCAAGATATAACCACTGGAACCGGCAATGTGAGTATTATTGCGCCAGATGGTTCCACTGTGGTTATTCCATCTTTGAGCGATCTGACTGCATGGGTTAATGACTCGAAAACGTGGTTTGATGATAACAGGGAGCTGATAGAGAACGCCGGAGAGGCGGTGGCTGGGGCGGAAACGGCACGAGATGAAGCGGTCGCGGCAAAGACAGCGGCCCAGTCAGCAGAAGCGGCAGCGGAAGGTTCTGCAACATCGGCTTCTGGTTCCGCTACGACAGCCAGCGATGCTGCTGCGGCGACAGATTCGGCATCGATTGCATCTGAGGCTGCAACAATAGCTACACAAAGCAAAGATGGGGCAGTTACTGCCAGAGATGAAGCGGAACAATTTGCTGAAAGCGTTAACCCCGATTTACTTATGCATACTACAGGCGGCACATTTACAGGGCCGGTAATATTAGCCGGTGACGCCACAGATCCGAAAGGTGCAGTCACTAAGCAACAGTTAGACGCAAAGCCAGCTGGCGGTTTACCGCTACTGTTCAGTTGGTGGGAAGATAACCGCACACACATCCCAGAGGGAACGGCCCCGCGCGATGGACAAGAACTT